AGCGCAGAAACGAATCACATTAGCCTTGCATATGATTCATCAGTTAATAAAGTCGTAATTGTTTACTCGGATGCTGGGAACTCTGATTATATTACATCAGTTGTAGCAACTGTAAGTGGAACGAGTATCAGCTTCGGAACTCCAGCAGTAGTATCCAGCAATGTCGTCACTAACCCTATAGGCGTTGCATACAATTCCAGTAGTAATAAGACTTTCGTTACATATCAAGATGGTAGCAATAGTAACTATGGAGCCTATGCACTAGGTACTGTAAGTGGCACTTCAATATCTTTTACAACTTCCGCATATTGGGCCGAAGTAAACGCCACCAAAGATCAATCTGCGGTTTATGACCCAGACCAACAAAAGGTTGTAATTGCTTTTAGAGACGGTGGTAACAGCAACTACGGCACAGGCATCGTAAGCACGTTATCTAGTGCAAACCCTTCATTGACCGTAGGCTCAACCTACTACGTCCAGGATGACGGAACATTATCAACAACATCCTCGTCAGTAACTGCTGGTAAGGCATTGTCAGCTACAACAATGCTGTTGAAAGGCTAATATAAATAGACTATAATTATAAATACAAACAATAATAATTGTTTCAACCACAAACTAAAACCTTATAATAAAGGACCGATTAAATGAAGACAATCGTAGATAACGCAACAAATACTTCACGGTATCTTTTTGCTGACGACAAAGCCGTAACTATGGGTGCTGACACTATTACTGTTGGCGATCCAGCTGAGTTCATCATTGGTGATCTTAACTCTAGCAATGCTACCCTAATCGAAGGTGTTGTTGAGCCTGCCGATTGGTATGGCTGCAAGTACACTCACGATGGTACTGCATGGGCAGAAGTAGAAGGCTGGGTTGATCCACGTCTCGATGACGAAGAATAAGATCTAACTCGCTAGAAAGTTAACAGAACTCCTGTATCGCTTGACGGTGCAGGAGTTTTTGTTTATGCGTCATCCCTACCCTGTACATTCCTCTCTTATAAATAGTAAGATACACGAGGAATAATCATGGCCAAACCAGCAACAAGAGATCAACTAAAAGAATGGTGTTTACGCAATCTCGGTAAGCCTGTGGTTGATATTAATGTCGATGATGAGCAGCTCGAAGACCGAATTGACGAGGCTATTGCTTACTATCGCGACTATCATTTCGATGGTACTGAGCATGTTTATTACAGACACCAAGTTACTGCTGAAGATCAAACCAACGGCTACATCACAGTACCTGAAGTTATAATAGGTGTAACAGGTTGCTTCACAGTTGGTAGCACGTACTCAGTAAACAATCTATTCAACGTACGATATCAAATACATCTTAACGATCTGTACAATATGTTGCAATCTTCTATTGTACCATACTCTATGGCTATGACACATGTTAATATGTTAGAAGAGATGTTCGTTGGTAAGCAGCCTATTAGATACAATCGTCATAATGACCGTGTCTATATTGATACTAGTTGGAAAGATAAAATATCTATCGATAGCTACGTTATATTAGATGCGTACCAGGTTATCGATCCTGATCTCAATACAGATATGTATAGTGATAGATGGCTTCTCCGCTATACAACACAACTCTTCAAACGTCAGTGGGGTGAAAACCTGAAAAAATTCGAAGGTATGCAAATGCCTGGGGGCCTAACATTCAATGGCCAGAAGATATGGGAAGAATCACAGGAAGCTATCCTCAAGCTAGAAGATGAGATGATTTCTAGCTACTCACTTCCAGTTCATGACATGATAGGTTAGCAATGGCTACCAACAAATACTTCAATAACTTTGCATATGGTAGAGAGCAAGACCTTGTTGAAGATCTTACAATCGAAGCGATAAAGATCTACGGACACAACGTCAAGTACATGCCTCGTACCACGGTTAACCTCGATCATCTATTTGGTGAGGATACCTTAAGCAAGTTTGATGAAGCTATTGATGTTGAAATGTATATCAAGAACGTCGAAGGGTTTGAAGGTGAAGGCGATCTTCTCTCTCGCTTTGGTTTAGAGATAAGAGACCAAATAACCTTTACAGTAGCGAGAAAGCGTTTTGATCAAGCGATCACGTCTCCTAAAATAATTACAGAAGTAGGTTATAACCTTATATTCGAGGATGGTAGTACTAAAGATCCATCCCGTCAATACCTAACAGGATCTGCAGATACAGATTCGTTTATGCTAGAAGGTAACGACTACCTCAATACCATAAACAGACCACAGGAAGGCGATCTCATCTACTTTCCAATGGTCGGTAAGATATTTGAAATCAAGTTTGTCGAACACGAGCAGATATTCTATCAAACAGGACGTCTACAGACTTACGATGTTAGATGTGAGTTGTTCGAATACAGCTCAGAGCGAATCGATACTGGTAACACAGAGATTGATCTTATTGAAGATACTTACAGTCTTGATACACTTGTACATCAGGTTACGTTGGAAGATGGTACAGGAGTTGCTCAGCTTGAAGATGGTGGTACGTTGTTGCAAGAATATACAATCGAGAGTACAGATGCATCTGCAAACAACGAGTTCTTCCAATCCAACGCAGACAATATATTAGACTTCAGTGAAATGAATCCCTTTGGGGATATAGACAGGTATTAAGATGTTTGGAAAGTCGTTCTATCATGGCACGTTAAGAAAATATGTTATCGTTTTTGGTAATATGTTTAACGGCATCTATGTGCAACGATTCAATCAAAACAACGAAAGAATTCAGACTCTAAAAGTACCAATTGCTTATGGTCCCAAAGAAAAGTTTCTTGTAAGGTTAGCTCAGGATTCTAATCTGGATCAAGACGTAGCTATCTCGTTGCCAAGAATCGGTTTCGAAATGATAGGTGTCAATTATGCAGCTAATAGAAAGCTGCCGTCGACACAAAAGAACGTAAAGTTAAGTAGTACTGACAACACCAACTACACTACTCAATTCAGACCTGTGCCTTACGATATTCAGTTTCAAATGAGCTTCTTTGTTAAGAACGCTGACGATGGTACTCAAATACTTGAACAGGTACTACCATACTTTCAACCAGAATGGACCAACAACATTAAGCTGCTTCCCGAGATGGATCTCACCTATGATGTACCGTGCGTTCTCAACGATGTGTCTGTAGAGGACACTTATGAGGGTAGCTTTGATACGAGACGAGCGTTGATATGGAATCTCAACTTTACCATGAAAGGATACATCTTTGGTCCTGTATCAACAACTGGTCTCATTAAAAGAACAATACTTAACTTTGCTGATGATATGCCAAGGGCTGATGCTCAGGAAAGAGTAACTATTACACCAGGCCTGACAGCTGACGGTAAACCAACGTCCAACACAGCACTGTCTGTCAACATTAATGATATTGATGCAGAAGATGATTACGGTTTTGCAAAAACTATAACCGAGCTATAACATGAGTAAATCAATAATGGAAAAGAACTTCGAAGAGATCTTTGATCTTCCAGTAGAAGAAAAAAAGTCTGAAGTAGAGGTGATTGAAGCCTCTAAGCCAGTCTCTACGGAAGATACTAATGACGTCGACGCTGACTATCAGTACGCTCGAGAAAACCTATATAACGTAATAGATAAGGGATCAGATGCCCTATCAACACTCGTCGAGTTAGCAAATCAAAGTGAGTCACCTAGAGCTTTCGAAATAGTAGGACAACTAATTAAAACTCTATCAGATTCAAATAAAGACCTGTTGGAGTTGCAGAGTAAAGTAAAGAAGATAAAAGACGAGGAACCGAAAGGTCCCAATAGTGTTACAAATGCGCTGTTTATCGGGAATACTGCCGAGTTACAGAAAATGATTAAGGATCGTAAGAAAGATGTATGAATATAATGTGAAGGTTTGTAAAGTGATTGATGGTGATACAGCTGACGTCGATATAGATCTCGGTTTTGGTATATGGCTTAGAAAAGAACGTGTTCGGATTATGGGTATTGATACACCTGAAAGTCGAACCAGGGATAAGGTTGAAAAAAAGTTCGGGCTTGCAGCTAAAAAAAGATTAAAAGAACTGCTCGGATCCAAATCAGTACTGAAAACGCAGATTGATAGATCTGGTGAAGATGCGAGAGGAAAGTTTGGCCGCATATTAGGAGACTTCTTAGTATACGATAGTATGAACGATATGTGGAGACCGGTGACGCAGGTATTGATAAATGAAGGTCACGCCGTTCTGTATAACGGGCAGAGCAAAGATGATATTCGAGACGAGCATTTAGCTAATAGAGAAAGATTGATTGCTGAAGGAGTAGTAACGCTTTAGATATACCCTTTATGGGCTACACCATGATTATAATAGTGAAACTGGAAGAGGTCAACAGATATGCCGAAAATATACCTAGGTAATCAAAACCTAAAAGCAGCCGGCGTCCAGGTTGAGTTCACCCAAGAGCAAGTACAAGAGTATATAAAGGTAGCGACAAACAGTCAGTACTTCATTAAAAACTATACTAAGATTGTAAGTGTTGATGAAGGTCTTATACCATTTGCTACTTGGGAATTCCAGGACAAGATGCTGGAGACCTTTGAAGACAATCGTTTCTCAATATGTAAGCTCCCAAGACAGGTAGGCAAAACAACAACGGTTGGTGCTTATCTACTTTGGAAGATATTGTTTACCGAAGACTACAATATAGCAATCCTTGCTAACAAAAGATCCCAAGCGATTGAAATACTAGGTAGAATACAGTTAATGTACGAACACCTGCCTGATTGGATGCAGCAAGGTGTGTTAGAATGGAACAAAGCAAGTCTAAGACTTGAAAACGGTTCTGAAATAATAGCATCCTCCACATCGTCTAGCGCGATTCGTGGTACGTCTCAGAACTTGATATACCTTGATGAGTTTGCGTTCGTACCAAATAATATACAAGAAGAGTTTTTCACATCAGTATTTCCTACCATTTCATCTGGTAAAACTTCAAAGGTAATTATTACATCTACACCGAACGGTATGAATCTATTCTATAAGATATGGGTAGAAAGTGAGGAAGAACGTAACGATTACGAAAGAGTGGAAATACACTGGTCGGATGTACCAGGGAGAGACGAAGAGTGGCGTGAAGAGATTATACGCAACACGTCTGAAGAACAGTTTCGTCAAGAATTTGAATGTGAGTTCTTAGGTAGTACGAATACTCTAATTCATCCGACCAAGCTAAAAGCGCTTACATTTAGATCGCCTTTATATACGAAGAATAATTTTATTTGTTATGAAGAGTCGCAACGAGATCGCACATACGTAATTGTTGCTGACACATCAAGAGGGCTTGGCCAAGATTATTCTGCATTCGTAGTTTTTGATATTACAGAGTATCCATATAAAGGTGTCGGTCTGTATCGGAGCAAGGAAATATCTCCGATGCTGTATCCAAATGTTATATATGACGCAGCAAAGCAGTATAACGATGCGTTCGTATTGATAGAAATAAACGATATAGGTGAGCAGGTATCAAACATATTATTTCATGACTTTGAATACGAGAATATATTTAGAGCATCGCTTAACAGTGGATCCCAATACGTATCGTCAGGGTTTGGCGGTGGTAGATCTCAGTTAGGTGTAAGAACAACTAAGTCAGTCAAGCGTCTTGGATGTTCAACTCTAAAAGATATGATTGAGCAAGACAAGCTCATATTTGAAGATTATGACTATATTACCGAGCTTTGTAACTTTGTACAAATAAAAGAAAGTTACCAAGCTGAAGAAGGCTTTCATGATGATATTGTAATGTGTACGGTGTTGTTTTCATGGCTTGTCAGACAAGACTATTTTAAAGAACTGACTGACAGCGATCTCAGAAAGAGATTATACGAAGATAACCAGAAAATGATTGAAGACGAGATGTTACCATTTGGCTTTTTTGATGATGGTCGTGAAGACGACAGTATAATAAGCATCGATACTGATAGATTGGGGTGGTCTCTACCGCCTTCTGAGATGATAGATGATAAATGGTAAATCATTGGAATTATAAATAAAAAAGAATCAAACACCTTACATAAGGAGATAACACAATGCCATTTCAAGTATCGCCCGGCGTAAACGTCAGTGAAGTTGATTTGACTACTGTAGTACCTTCCGTCTCAACTACAGAAGGCGGTGTTGCAGGTCATTTTCGTTGGGGTCCTGTTGAGCAGAGAGTATTAGTTACTTCTGAAGATCAACTAGTATCACAATTCAACAAGCCAAACACAGACACATATGAAACATTTTTTACTGCAGCTAACTTTCTTAGCTACGGTAATGCGCTTTATGTTGTGAGAACAAATTCAACTGGCCTCAAGAACGCAACCGGCAACGCTGGTAATTCAGCTATAACACTAATTAAGAATTCCGACGACTATGTAAACAGCTACAACAGTGGCATTAGCAACGTAGGCGACTGGGTTGCAAAATATCCTGGTGCATTGGGTAACTCTCTAAAAGTATCAGTATGTCCTAGCTCTGATGCATTCAAGAATACACTAGGTGGCACATATACAATTACAGCCAACTCCACAGCATTAGTAACATCTGCTAACGTAGCTGGTGACTTGGTTGCTGGGGATATTTTGGAACTGGGTCCAACACTCGGTGCAAAGCAAGATATTAAAGTATCGTCTGTTGCTGCTAACGGCACAAGCGTTATACTTGCTACAGCATATACGGGTGTTGCAGTAACCGCCAACACAAGTCTTAAGCGCCGTTGGGAATACTCAAGCAACACTAGCCGAGCTCCTGGCACTACTCAGCACGCTACAAACACAGGTAGCACCAACGATGCAATGCACATTGCTGTTGTTGATGAAGATGGATTGTGGTCAGGTATCAAAGGAACTGTTCTAGAAGTATTTGAAAATGTTTCAAAAGCATCTGATGCCAAAGATACAACTGGCGCAACAAACTACTATAAAGACGTAGTAAATAACAGATCCAAGTACGTTTGGTGGGCTGCCCATAATGGTAGCAACACTAATGCTGGTTCTGCTTCCAATAGTGTAGCATACGGTACTCCATCTGTTGTTCAAACAGTATCCATGGTTAATGGAGCAGACGGTTCTGCAGCTACTGCTGGGGAAGTAAATACAGCACTTGATAAGTTCAAGAACAGCGAAGATGTTGATCTGTCCTTCATCATGGTAGCAGGTCAAGGCCAAACAGTTGCAACTCATGCAATTAATAGCATTGCAGAAGTTCGTAAAGACTGTTTAGTATGCCTATCACCTCCAAGCAGCACTGTAGTAAACAATGCATCATACGAAGGTAAAGAAGTAGCGGATGTTGTATCGTACCGAGATAGTTTGCCTTCTAGCACATACGCTGTAATGGACAGTGGTTGGAAATACCAATACGACAAGTACAATGACGTTTATAGGTGGATTCCTTGTAACGGCGACACAGCTGGACTGATGGTTCGAACTGATACAGTCAGAGATCCTTGGTTCTCACCAGCTGGTTTTAACCGTGGAAACATCAAGAATGTTGTTAAGATGGCTTGGAACCCAAGAAAGGCTGATCGCGATACTCTGTACAAGAGCAGCGTTAACCCAGTGGTTACATTCCCTGGACAAGGTACTGTGTTGTACGGTGATAAGACTCTTGTTGATCAACCAGGTGCATTCGATAGAATCAATGTCCGAAGGTTGTTCATCGTATTAGAGAAGGCTATCTCAACTGCAGCTAACTCAACGTTGTTTGAATTCAACGATGAGTTCACAAGAGCCCAGTTTAGAAATCTTGTAGAGCCATTCCTGCGTGACGTTAAAGGTCGACGCGGTGTCACAGACTTCCGAGTTGTATGTGACGAAACGAACAACACCGGTGGCGTAATTGATCGTAACGAATTCGTAGGTGACATTTACATTAAACCGAATCGTTCAATCAACTACATTCAGCTCAACTTTGTTGCAGTTAGGACTGGTGTTGAATTCTCCGAAATTGTTGGCCAAGGCTAAACGGTTAACCATAAACATATAAATAGAAATATATCTTAAGGAGAATAACATGGCTTTTAACGTAAGCGACTTTAGAGGTCAACTGGAATTTGGAGGGGCTCGTCCCTCCTTATTCGAGGTTCAGATCTTTAATCCAATTAATGCGACTGGAGATTTGAAGACGCCTTTCATGGTCAGAGCAGCTCAGCTTCCAGGAGCTACTGTAGGAACTATTCCTGTATCGTACTTCGGACGTCAAGTAAAAGTAGCTGGCAACAGAACTTTTGACGCTTGGACAACTACCATCATTAACGATGAAGATTTTATCATCCGAAATGCTATGGAAGAATGGAATAACCAACTCAGCACTTTCGAAGGTAATGTACGAGCTACAGGTACTAGCCCATCTTCATACAAGTCTACTGCTATTGTTAAGCAGTTTGCAAAAGATGGTTCGGTTCTACGAACTTACGAGTTCGACGGAATCTGGTGTTCTGACCTTGCTCCTATCGATCTTTCATGGGATGCTGAAGGTATACAAGAATATGCTGTTACATTCCAGTACGACTACTGGCGTGTACAAGGTGGTACCACTGGCGATGCCGGTGGCGTTTAATTAATACTTGGAGACGCTAGATGGCTAATGTATTATATCCAAAAGCAAAGGAAGATTTCCTTGCTGGCAATTTGAATCTGTCGAGCAACACAGTTACTATTGCACTGGTGGATACGGGTGTCTATACCTTTAGCAGTGCGCATGAGGATAGAGCAGATATACCCAACAGTGCGGTAGTAGCGACAGCCAATCTCGCAAGCAAAACAATAACTAGTGGTGTATTTGATGCTGACGATGCAAGTTTTACGTCAGTGTCTGGTGCTAACTGTGAAGCGTTGATCATCTACCACACAGATGTACAAGGTGGTAATACGACCTCAAGACTGATTGCATATGTTGATTCTGCATCCGGTCTACCTATCCTTCCTAACGGCGGTGACATTACAGTTCGTTTCTCTGCTGGCGCTAATAAAATATTCGCACTATAATTTAAACGACTGTATGTGATAGGGGGGCGCTTCATACTGCAGTGCCCCCTTCGCTTTGTATCGAGGTAAAAAATGCAACTATTCGGATTTGAAATAAAGAGAACTGCAGCTGAAGAAGCTGAGCAGCAAACTCTTCAAGCAATTGTGCCCAATAATCAGGAAGATGCGGTAGTTGATGTTGCGCCTGGAAGTGGTGGTTTTTATGGTTCTCATATGGATATGGAAGCCTCCGCAAAGACAGAGGCAGACCTAGTAACAAAGTATCGAGAAATGGCTTTGCAGCCAGAATGCGATCAAGCAGTTGAAGATATCATTAACGATGCAGTCATCATGGATGATAATGCTTATCCGGTTGAGCTTGTATTAGATGAATCCAACCTGCCAGCAAGAGTCAAGAAAATGGTTAGAGAAGAATTCAACAGTCTTCTTTACATGCTTGACTTCGGAAACAAAGGCTATGAGATATTCCGCAGATGGTATGTTGATGGAAGACTGTATTATCAAATAGTTATCGATAAGAACAAGCCTCGTGAAGGTGTTAGGCAGCTTCGATATATTGATCCACGCAAGATTAGAAAAATGCGGTCTCAGAAAAAGAAGACCGACAAAGCATCTGGCGCAGATCTTTATCCATCAAAGACTGAGTTCTATCTGTATAATCCAACAGGCTCAAATAACAATACTCAAGGTATTAAGATAGCGCCAGATAGTATTTGCTACGTACCTTCAGGCCTGGTAGACTCAAGAAACAAAATGAATCTTGGCTACTTACACAAAGCAATCAAGCCTCTTAACCAACTTAGAATGCTTGAAGACGCTGTTGTAATATATCGTCTATCACGTGCACCAGAACGAAGAATATTCTACATCGACGTAGGCAATCTGCCTAAGATGAAGGCTGAACAATACCTACGTGACATGATGGTAAAGCATAAGAACAAATTAGTATACGATGCGTCCACTGGTGAAGTAAGAGACGACCGCAGGCATATGACTATGCTGGAAGACTTCTGGTTGCCTCGTCGCGAAGGTGGACGTGGTACAGAGATTACAACATTGCCAGGTGGCCAAAACCTTGGCGAAATGGATGATGTTCTGTACTTCCAAAAGAAATTATACAAAGCGCTTAGCGTGCCTGTTAGTAGAATGGAAGCAGAAGTTAATTTCAACATCGGCCGCTCGACTGAAATCTCACGAGACGAAGTTAAGTTTCAAAAATTTGTGAACAGACTTAGAAATAAGTTTGCAGAACTATTCGACAATCTTCTCGAAATACATCTTGCACTAAAAGGCGTCATGACGCGGAGCGAGTGGAGAGAGGTCAGTAACAGTATTACATACGCTTTTGCTAACGACAATATGTTTCAAGAACTCAAACAGTCAGAGATCATGTCTGAGCGTTTGAGAGTTCTTGGCGAAGTTGATCCGCTTGTAGGTAAATACTTCTCGTTGAACTGGATTCGTAAGAATGTACTTCATATGACAGAAGACGAAATACTACAAATTCAAAAAGAGATGGAGCTTGAGCGTGACAATGAAGATGAAATGATTCCTTACGCGTCTGATCAAAACGAAGAAATAGAGCCTACCAATCCAATAGCGATTACCGATAACACTCAAAGCAAATCCTTGTCTTCCGAAGAAAAAGGTTTAGTTGAAAGCATGACAAGATTCTACAACTCCCTCTCTAGCGAGTACGAAGAAGATTGAGAAAATGGATCAACTGGATGAAGCCAAACTATTAGCAGCTCTTCTCGGTGTACTTAAAAAAGAAAACAGCAGAGTAAAAGACGAGCTACTAAAAGAAATATATGGAAGCCTCCAGAAGGACATCCAGGATCAAACTGGTGTCAAATATCTTGAGCTAGACGAAGTTGAAAACCCTGTACCCATCCAAGTTTTTAAAGGTGAGAAGGGTGCTGAAGGTCCGCAAGGTAAGCGGGGTCTAAAAGGTGCAAGAGGTGATGTAGGTCCTAAAGGAGAGCGAGGAGCTCTGGGCCCTCGAGGAGATGTCGGTCCTTTGGGTCCAATGGGACCCCAGGGTATTCGTGGTGTTGCAGGTGAACAGGGCCCAGCTGGTAAAGACGGTGCTGATGGTATAGATGGTAACACACCTGACATTAAGCCGCTCGAGGATAAGTTTACCAGACTCTTCAACGAATTCAAAGGTTCTGTATCCGCCCAAGTCACTCGAATGGCCTATGCAAAGAGTCCTACTTCTGGAGGCAGTTTTGCAGGTTCAGGTGAAGTAAATTTATTACGACTGGATGACGTTGACACAACCAGTCTTGCTGATGGTAAATTTTTAAGATATAATGCTACCTCTGGTAAACTTGAATTCGTAGAGGGTTCGGGTTCTGCTGATCTATCGAGTTACGATGGTCACATAATACCAGGGGCAAACAATACATACGATCTTGGTTCAGCTCAGCGTCAATGGCGTGATCTGTATTTGAGTGGCACGTCCCTTTTTATTAATGGTGTGCCTGCGATACAGCAAGATCCTGAAACAGGTAATATCGTATTATCTGCAAATACTGTTATACAAACAGCAAACGGTGTAAACAATCCTGTAGCATCGCAACCAAACTTAGACGTCTATCTTGAAGTTGCTAACGTATCTTCAATAATGACCTCGCGACTTGAGCCTTATCTTAAAGTAGCAAACAGTACCAACTTTGCAACAACTTCAGACCTCAATAACTATCTTCAAGTAGCAAACAACTTCAGTGGTGCATATGGTGATCTGACTGGTAGACCTAGCTTAGATGTATATGCATCCAACACCGCCTTGCAATTAAAGGCTGATGCAGCTGACCTGGGTCAATACTTACAGGTAGCAAATAACAAAACAATTGTTGCTGGTAATAATGTTTCACTTACAACTAATGCAACGTCTATTGTAATAAACAGTACAGGAGGCGGTGGCGGAGGTGGTGGAGATCTTGATCAGTATCTACAAGTTGCCAATGCAACATCGTTATTATCTAACAAAGCTGATACAGCATTATTAAATGACTATCTACAAGTTGCCAATACGGCTAATCTGATAACTAGCGTACAAAACCAAGGTGCTGGTCAACCACTAGTCAAGAGTAACATAAATAATATACTGACCTTAAATACATTGAAGGCCGGTCCCAATATCACCATAGAAGAAAACAGTGATGGTGAGATAGTAATTTCAGCGACAGGAGAACTCTCCGTCTCTGATTCAATTGATTTTGGTTTTGTTAATAACGATTTCGGATCCATTGCTGATGCAGCAGAATCCGATCCTCAATTCGATTTCGGAACACTATAATAAATGGCTGTTGAAGTAAAACTCAGACGCGGTACCGCCAATCAGCACTCGACTTTTACGGGTGCAATTGGCGAAGTGACTGTCGACATTACTAACGATACCCTGCGCGTACATGACGGGGCATTGGTTGGTGGCCATCGTTTAGCCAAGCATAGCGATATTGGCTCTGCTGGTGCAAACACTGGTATGGAGCTTACGCTCGATACCCCAACTGATGGAAGTTTAACAAATTCAGCAGCATATCAAAATTTTACTACAGGCACAAAAGTTACCGATGCGATCGATGTTCTCAATCAAGTTATTGATAATGTTCGCAACAATACTTTCATCAAGTCTGTATCGTTTACAGCAAATACAACATCTCTCGGTGCTGGAGGAATGGTATTCTTTCAATTCACACCAGATGGGACTGCCAATCAATATGAGATTGATTTCGGTGATGGATCAGCTAATTCAACTCTATCCACTTCAACGATAGCTCACACGTACTCCACTAACAGTGGTTCACCGTTTACCGTATCGCTGACTGCAAGAAACACCGGTGGGTCTGGTGAAGGTAGTGAGGTTACTTTTTCGAGAAGTAACTATATAACCATTTTTACTGCTGACCCCAATATGGCGTTTGGTATATACGGTGCATCATCAGGTGGATCTACTATATCCTTTGTTGATGATGGAACCCCAGTATACCTTAAGAACGATTCGACTGATATCGGTAGTGCAACAGTACAGTACACGGTGGATTGGGGTGACAGCAGTGCCAACAATACAATCACTGACGACACAGCAAATGGTGGATCAGCTGGTGGTAGACTTGCTCATACGTTTACAACCAGCACAGAGCGAGAACAAACGTACACGGTAACGACAACATTAGATTCGCACTCGACAGCCAATCCAAGCGTAATACCCGATTCAGCAACTGCACAGATCAAAGTATATGATACTCATACGCCTGAGGTTGTATTAGATGCAAATACAGGTATCAATACCAGCAGTGGTGTAACGGTAACTGCAACAAACAATACTGAAAACACAATAGGTAGTTATGCTGCTTATGGAATCCAGTATCTGTGGACTTGGGGTGATGGCGACACAAATACGGTGAACACAGGTTCAGGTAGTGCAGGTGATACTGGTGGTAATATAACACATAACTACTCATTGTCAAATTCACAACAGAATGCTGGTACCGCAGTCGACTATGTTGGTAATCTCAGAGTAACGAGCAACCACACTTCTAGTCCGTTTATTAGTACCAACTTTGTCGTGCATGTGGAGCCCGAGCTTAGAGCTGCCATAGGCGTTGATTCAACAACAAGTGCTTTGAAAGCGTCTAATGATTCTTCCAATGTACTTTATAAAGAATTGGACCTGAGTGGTGCAAACAGAGCAATAGCAAGTGTCACTAACACTACACAACATGGCAACACATATGTTTATGCCTGGGGTGACAGTACTACAAATTCTGTTACAGAAGCGGGATCGCCAGCTGGTAGTGTTTCAGGCTCAGCCATAACGCATGACTATCAGTCTGCTTCTGTTGGTACCTATAGCATAACACTAACTGCAAATGGACAACCAGATAGATCTGGTCAAACAGCCTCCGCATCATCCTCAGTGGTATTGAAGAACATTCCTTCAGCCCCTGCTGGACTAAGTTCCAAATCTATAACGCTATCGCAATCTGCTCAGGGCACCAGTAAACTTGCTTCGGGATTTGTTGACAATACTGGTGGTCTTATTACTGCTGGCTCTAGTTTAAATACAAACACAGCAAGAAGGTATACATCTACAACTACCATAACATCTAGTACTGTTTCTAATGTTTACGATTCAAGCACAGGAACATTATCAGCAATTTGGAATGGTTCAGCAGCAGGAGCTCAGGCTTTCAGTACAGCTACTGGTCAAACTGGTACCAATAATAACTTGCAGATCACATCAGAAGGTGATGCATACAACGAAATAGCTACTACGTATCCGCAGAACTACTATCAGGTTTTTACTGCTAATTTTACCAGAGATATTGATGGTGAGTCCGCTGGTGCAAACTATGCAAGACTTAGTCACTCAACTACTGGTGATACAAACAATGTTTTTATAGTTAAGGATACGGTAACCGCTTCTCCAACTCTTAATATAGGAAGTGCAACTCTCGCTGAGCAAACGGCCGGCTCTTATCGGTACGTGTCTGGTATACCTTATTATAATACTGGCTCACCAAAACTCAGACTTACAGGTGCGACTGTAGATAACTTGGTTGGACAAGCATATCTCGATAGTTCAAATATTGTAAGAATAATGAATGGAAGCAATGATGAGGGAACATCAGATTCTGTAGTATCAACACATTACAGAGGATACAGCGACATAGATGGCGACTCCACAATGCTGTCGAGTGGTGTACCAATAGCTAACACAGGTGTGGGCAACGCTTATCCATTAGGTAACATTATTGCCGATATAACATCATCATCTGTTGCAGCTGTAGAGACTATCAGATTCGATATAACGAATGTTAACGGTACGAGTAGTAATGTCGAGCCATCTACTAAGATACAGGTTCATACGGCGTCTCCTACGTTTAACGAGGCGGCCATACCAGTGGCAGATAGTCTTGGTTCAACGTTTGATACCGATGGCGTACGTATTACCGGTTTGACCGGAGCTACTCCTTCTTTTAGTAGCTCGACTGATTATTACGTAGATAATGCGTGGTCTGGTGCAGAAACTGTTGCCGGTACCGATGAAGCTATAGTAAGATTTAATACATTAAAACATTATAGTACTAACCTGTCTTCTGGTTACTTACCAGTAGGCCCTGATCTCAATACAGGCAGATCTGGTGCTCAGTACTTTAGATTTGCTTTTAAACGAACACTGGTAGCCAACTTTAAGATAAGGCTTACAGGAACAGTCTCTGGACTCTTTATAGCAGCTCCTGGAACTGCAATTGATTCTGCATCAACTCTTAACGGTTGGTTAGATACATCTATACAGTTCGCGGGGTCAGGTGTTCCAGGTGGCAATACAGGTAATGGAGGTAATGGATCAAACGGATGCGCTTCAACAGGTTCTGATATTATAGCAGACGGACAGAGTTATTCTAATCAGGCGTTCACCATGACGCTTGGATCTGAAAACTTATCCAATGCACATAATAATCAATTGTTAATTGCTGTCAAGTTAGAAAGCGGTGACTCTTTAACATCACTGTCGATAGAGGCTGCATAAATGGCAATTTCAGACGATCAAAAACTTGACTATCTTTGGAAGAAACTTGGGTACGGTGTATCCAAGACTGACGTCAATAGTAACAAAGGTGCCATCAACGAATCTTTGCCTAGTCCTCTTTTACTGCGGGGCGACAAAGTTTGGAGAGAAGCTGCTTCGATACCTGCAGCTATGCCTGGTTCAAGTGCTGGTGTAGTTACAGTATATCCTACTTCGGCACCTGACGAAACAACAGCTGATAATACAGCTACAGCAAATAGAACATGGAAGACGGGTCTAACAGATTGGATACCGCCTGAGATAGGAAGCTCATATCAAGTTAAAGTATACGTACACACTTCTGGTGATGCAAGCAATGCAGCGTCAAGTGGTACTCAATTGTTCGCAGCTGGTTCTGGTAACAATGATGAGTGGTTTTTTGACTACCAATCAGGTATACTTAACTTTATAGGTACAAACTTACCCAACGGTATTAATTTTAGTGGTAAAAGTATCTATATATCGGGGGCAAGATATACAGGTACATTCGGTGTAGCAGCCTCTTCAAATGTAAGTGCTATACTAAGCAATGCTACATTAACAGGCAACACAACTATATCGACGTTAATATTGAGCAACGTCCTAGGCACTCAATATGGTGGCACTGGTCTTTCATCGTTCACAGAGAACGGTGTAATGATTGCTTCCAATACGTCAACGTTGGGATTTGCAACAGGAACCTCTGGCGAAGTTCTTCAAGTAAGATCTGATGGTGTACCGACATTTGATGACCTGGATGGTGGCAATTTCTAGTGAATGAGAACGAAAAGATTTTAGAAATTTATATACAGCAACAACAAGAAAAAATTAATGAGCTGACACAGCAGTTATTAATGGCATCAACTCGTAATAAATATCTCGAAGAACAGCTAAATAGTGTTAGCGCTAAACTCGAAACATACGATACTATAAATAGAAAAAAAGCGAATGAAGTGAAAGGCTTCAATCTCAATCTTAGCAAGAAAAAACAACACCCTGAACGATAAACCCAACCTTTAATTCTATCCATTAACGAGGAAAATAATAATGGCTTCAGTAATTAAACTCAAAAGGAGCGCAGTCTCCGGATCCGTCCCTAGCTCGCTAGCGGCCGGTGAGCTTGCAATTAATACAGCGGATAAGAAGCTGTTTTCATCAGACGGTTCTTCCGTCTTTAACGTAGCTGGTGATCTGTATAATGCAGTGACTCAAGCTAACTCTGGCACAGGCGGTGCTGACATCGTATTGACTGTAGATAATGAATCTCTGTCAAACGATGCCATTGAACTTGTTGGTGGTACAGGTATTACTGTTTCACGAAATGCAAACGGTGCAATTATTGTAACAACAGATGGTGGCGGTAACGCTGCTGGTCTGACTGGTGCTGTTACTGTTGCATTGGCTGGTGACGTTACGGGTTCTGCTACATTCCAGAATGCTGGCGACACTGCTACAATTACTACAACTATCGCAGATAACAGCCTTGTGTTGGGTACTGCTACTACTGGTGACTATGTTGCAAGTCTTGTAGCTGGTACAGACATGGTTATCACCAACAACTCTGGTGAAACTGCTACTCCTACTATTGCATTGAACAACGGTATTAGTGCTAATACATCTGGTAACGCTGGTACTGCTACTGCATTGCAAAATGCTCGTACAATTGGTGGTGTATCATTTGATGGTACTTCAAACATCAACCTTCCTGGTGTTAACACTGCTGGTAACCAAGATACTTCAGGTAATGCAGCAACAGCTACTAAATTGGCATCTTCTGTTAACATTGGTGGTACAGCGTTTGATGGTACTATTAATATTAACTTGGCTGGTGTTAACATTGCTGGTACCCAGGATACGTCTGGTAATGCAGCAACAGCTACTGCACTAGCAACTGCTCGTAGTATTGGTGGCGTATCTTTTGATGGTACTGCTGATATTAACCTCCCAGGTGTTAACGCAACTGGTAACCAGAACACGACTGGTACTGCTGCTGCTTTGACAACAGCTCGTACAATCGCGCTTGCTGGTGACCAGGTTGGTTCTGCATCGTTTGATGGTACTGGTAACATTTCCATTACAACACAAACACAAAACAATAGTGTTGATTTGGGTGCTCACACAACTGGTAACTACGTTGCTACTGTAACTGGTACAGCTAATGAAATCGAAGTATCTGGTTCTGGTTCAGAGACTGCTGGCGTACAGATTGGCTTGCCAAGTGATGTTACGATTGGTAACGACTTGGTTGTTTCTGGCGACACTTCATTGACTGGTGGCTTGACAGTTGGCGGTAACTTAGAAGTTAACGGTACTCTGACATACATCGATTCAACTACAGTAACGATTGGCGATAACATGCTTAAGCTCGCCAATACCAACATTGCTGATACACTTGATACTGGTTTTTACGTACAGTACAACGATGGTGCCAAGAAGTTTGCCGGCCTGGTTCGTGACGCTACCGATGGTTCTTTCACGTTGTTTGAAGAGCTTTCAGCTGAACCCAATCAGCAGATCAACTTCAGTAATACAACCACAGCAACCCTCAACGCTAACATTGATGGCGGAACCTACTAATAGGTATCTAATGATGGTACGGGGCTTCGGCCCCGTTCTTACATAAACATCAAAATAGGAAGAGATAACTGTGGCATCAATAATTAGGTTAAAGAGAAATAACTCGGCCGGTAATGCGCCATCTTCACTAGTAGCTGGTGAAGTAGCGCTTAATACCAACGACAAACGTCTTTACTCTTCTGATGGTTCCGCTATATTTGAAGTGGGTATTAACCCTCATCAGTTATCTGTTGGTACTGGTGGGTTATCTGTTGGTAATGGTGCGTTCTCGCTACCATCTGCTGACGGTTCATCTAATCAAATATTACAAACAGACGGATCTGGTAATGTTACTTGGCAGACATTCTTTCCTGCTAGTAACACAGTAACTATTCAGACGAGTACAGTTGTAGCAGATGTGACGACTCAAATGAGCTCGTTGACATCTGAATCTAAAGTTGTTGCAAATCCACAAGGTTTCATTTCATTAACTTCGCAGAACAATGATACGATAAAATTACCGTATTTTGGTCCAGAACTTGATGGTGTTCCTGTATACATTGATTTACGTAACGTAGGTAACGTAACGAATGCATATTTGCAAACAACTTTTCAAACCAAAGCACAAGCATTAACAGCTAATAATGCAGTTAATAATCTTGTTCTTGACAGAGTACAAGTAGCTAACTTGAATTCAAGTCTTGCTACATTAGACGGTGGTACTTTCTAAAAGAAAGTAGTACAATAACTATGTGACGGGGGACGTTCGCGTCCCCCTTTTTGATTAACTTGTGTATATACATGAGTGATTTCTCTATATAGAGGTTAAGTATAGCATGTCAATTATAACGCTTAAGCGGAGTTCCGTAGCCGGTAAAATACCGACAACATCAAACTTATCCCAAGGGGAGCTCGCGCTTAATACTAACGATGGACGATTATATTCGTCTAATGGCACCAGTGTGTTTGAAATCGGTGCTAGTGTTCATTCCCTTTCCGTAGGTGCTGGTAATTTTTCTGTTGCCAATGGCACACTCACATTTCCTACAACAGATGGATCGGCCAATCAGTTTCTCAAGACTGACGGCAGTGGTAACCTATCGTTTGGTACCCCAAGTCCCAGTAGGCAAGCAATACATATTATAACGTCCGATACGTTACTCGATTCTTCAGACCATGACAGCGCTGTAGTAGTCAACACTACCAATAACGTCAAGATAGAACTGGACGAATCTACAAATCTCACGGTAGGAGATAAATTCACAATTCTCCCCGTTAAAACTACAACAATCACAATAGAGCTCGAAGGATCCGACTACTTTATGGGTAGTCCATCATATTCAACGTTGCAAATAAATGTCCTGAAGGACACGCAGATCAGCAGTTATCAAAACACTACAATTGATACAGCATCAGGTGTTGAAACAATTTCAGCAGCTCTATACTCTAAAATAGAAGTGTTGTATGTTGGTGCTAGGAAGTTTGTTCTGGTCAAGCAATGATAATTATTATAAATAATACGTAATTAAATAAAGTTGAGGTTATTATGTCAAACTCTTACGACAATGCTTTCGATGCTGTGATGAATAAGAACCCTGCAGAATTTCAAGATGCGGTGGGTGGTATTCTAGCTGATAAGCTGAGAGAAAGAATAGGTGTAGAGAAGGTGGCCGTTGCACAGAGCTTCCTAAATGAGCCTGAGGCAGAGCTCGAACACGAAGAACAAGAAGAGGTTGCAGATGAAGAAGTTTAGAGAACTAATCGAAGCTCCTGGGGCTCCTGCGCAGGACAATAAAACAGAAAAAGACGACGATCAGGAAGTTAAAGGTTACAAGCCTCGTTCCAAAGGAGAAGAGGACTTTGCCGATGCTCACACTGTAGATAAAAAAGATCATCCTGTAGCGGATGATGCTCAGTTCTCAGGCGGTGGTAAGAAAGGTAGCCCTGAAGAACATAAAGGTGGCAAGAAGCATGCTGGTGGCGAAGATGTCGTAATGCAAGGGTCGTCCAAGATTAAAGAAAGTTTTTCTTCTTTTATAAAGGAGATACAAGATGGCGACGATTAAACTATTGGGTACTTCAGCTGATCTTTCTACAGCCAATAACTGTGGACTTGCAACAATGGTGCGAGTTATCAATACAGGTGCAGGAGAGGTTACTGTAACAGTTGCGAATACAGTGGGCCCAGAGAACGATGGTGGCCAAGGTGGATCCGTAGTCATTGAAGCTGGCGCTTCTGAAATAGTAATGAAGCAACCCACAGACACTGTGACAGCAACTGCAGATGTTAAAGCAACTCCGGTAGCAAGGTACTAACAATGAAACTCATATGCGAAATAAACGAAAATCTAGAGTACGTAGCTGAAGAGACTGAAAGTGGTGGTAAGAGCCATCATATCAAAGGTGTGTTCATGCAAGGTAATCTCAAGAACAGAAATGGTCGTGTTTATCCCATGGAAGTTTTAGAAAACGAGGTTAACCGTTATACTAAAGAGTATATAGACCGTAAGAGAGCTTTTGGTGAACTTGGCCATCCATCTGGTCCAACCATTAATCTAGATCGTGTGTCGCATATGATAACAGAGCTTAAGAGAGAAGGTGATAACTTTATTGGTAAGGCCAAGATCATGGATACCCCGATGGGGAATATCGTAAAGAATTTGATGGACGAAGGCGCTACCATTGGTGTATCGTCACGTGGTATGGGATCACTAAAGCAAAACAGAAGCGGTATTGCTGAAGTGCAAAAAGACTTTATGCTGGCTACTGCAGCAGATATTGTAGCAGATCCATCTGCTCCTGACGCTTTCGTTGAAGGTATAATGGAAGGTGTCGAGTGGCTTTATGATGATCGCGCTGGTTGGAAACAAGTACAAATGAGTGAAATGCTTAGAGACGATCTGAAAACTAAATCTGCCAAACAAATTGAAGAGAATAAAATCAAAATATTTGAGAACTTCCTCTCAAAACTATAATTTTATAAATAATAAAGAACAAGAATCCCATAAAGGAGAAATGTAATGTCTGATAAAGAACTAGAGATGAAAGAAGTCGCCGACGAGCAGTTGGACGAGTTCAAAGCATCTTATGGTGATCCATCAGAAGTACCTGCGCCTGCTGCAAAGAAGGCTAAGGCACCTGGTAAGTCTAAAAACGTCGAAGACGATCCTAAGGATGCACCCACTGCAGTTAAACCAAAAGCTGCTGCAGTTAAAGAATCCAAACTTGGTATGATCCAAGCCATGATCGAACGAATGAATACTATGAGAAAAGAAGATCTCATCAGTTCTTTCGACAGTGTTCTGGAAGCTCTTCAGTCCAATCAACATGATGGCGAAGATGTACAAGAAGAGTCTGTCGAAGTAGTTCGAGCTGGACATAAGGTAACTTCTGACGATGTGGACATTAACGAAGATATCGCTGCTCTTTTCTCAGGTGACGAGTCTCTGTCTGAAGAGTTTAAAGAAAAAGCTACAACCGTATTTGAAGCTGCTGTAATTGGTAAGATCAATGAGCAACTAGAAAAGTATGTTGTAGAAATCGATTCTGAAATTCAAGCTGAGAAGGACAGACTGAAAGAAGAGACTGTTAGTCAGCTTGATCAATATCTTGACTATGTTGTTGAGAATTGGATGGCAGAGAATCAGTTGGCTGTCGAAGCTGGTATCAAGTCCGATATTACCGAGAGCTTCATAACTGGTCTTAAAGACCTGTTTACCGAACACTACATTGAAATCCCTGATGACAAGGTAGATGTTGTTGAAGAGCTAGCAGCACGTGCTGATGAGCTTGAGACTCGCCTCAATGGTGAGATCGAAAGAACTTCAGACATGAAGACTGAAATTAATGAGTTCAGGAAAGCTAAGCTGTTCGCTGAGGCTTCAGAATCCTTAACTGAGACACAAAAAGAAAAATTTAAGGTTTTAGCTGAGAGTGTTGATTTTGTGGACGAAAGCATCTTTACAAGCAAACTTGAGACGCTGAAAGAAAGTTACTTTTCTTCTGCAGAGGAAACCACAGCTATCGTAAGCGATTTCGATGACGCTGAGCCTCTCGAAGAAGAAGTTACAACGACAGCACGTTCAGGTGATCCAGAGATGTCAGCTTATGTTGGCGCAATTTCAAGAACACTGAAAAAATAATACTTATAAATAAAACTAGATCGACACCGTTAAGGAGACAACAATGCAATACGTAACAGAAGAACTAGTCGAAAAGTGGACCCCAGTTCTTGAGCACTCCGATCTTCCTGAGATCGCAGATACTCATCGTAGATCTGTAACCGCTACTCTACTAGAAAATCAACAACGCGCATCACGCGAAGCTGCACAAGGCTCGGGTGGTTACAACATGCCATCTCTCTTGGGAGAAGCTGCACCTGCTAACGCAATGGGTGCCTCATCATCTGTAGCTGGTGATGGTAGCGTAGATATCTTCGACCCAGTTCTTATTTCGCTGGTTCGCCGTTCCATGCCTAACCTAATTGCTTATGACATTGCTGGCGTTCAGCCAATGACTGGTCCTACTGGACTGATCTTTGCAATGCGAGCTCGTTACACTAGTCAAGCTGGTACTGAGGCTCTGTACAATGAAGCTGATACAGATTTCTCTAAGTCAGCTGCTGGTAACACTCTGTCTGGTTTTGCTCGTGATGAGTCAACTGGTGATGGCGTTACTACTGGTCAGACTGGTGCTGATCCCACAACTCGTGTTTCTGCTAATGCCTACACTGTAGCAACTGGTATGAGCACAGCACAAGCTGAAGCACTTGGAGATGCCTCCAACAATGCTTTCCAGCAAATGGCTTTCTCAATTGAAAAAGTATCTGTAACAGCTGTTTCACGTGCTCTGAAAGCTGAGTACACAATGGAACTTGCTCAAGACCTTAAAGCAGTACACGGCCTTGACGCTGAAACAGAACTTTCTAACATCCTCTCTGCTGAGATCCTTGCTGAAATCAACCGAGAAGTTGTTCGTACAATCAACTACACTGCTACTGCTGGTGCACAAGACAATACTGCAGTCGCTGGTACTTTTAACCTGGACGTCGACTCAAACGGTCGTTGGTCAGTTGAACGCTTCAAGGGAATGATTTTCCAAATCGAGCGTGAAGCTAACCAGATCGCTAAGGACACAAGGCGTGGTAAGGGTAATATCCTAATCTGTTCTTCTGACGTAGCTTCTGCTCTTCAGATGGCTGGTGTTCTGGATTACACTCCTGCTCTGTCTTCTAACCTGAATGTTGATGACACTGGTAACACTTTCGCAGGTGTATTGAACGGTCGTATCCGAGTATACATCGATCCTTACTTCGCAAGTGCTGCTGGTAACCAGTACATGACAATCGGCTACAAAGGCTCAAGCGCTTTTGATGCTGGTCTGTTCTACTGCCCATACGTACCTTTACAAATGGTTCGTGCGGTTGGTGAAGAGAGCTTCCAGCCTAAGATTGGTTTTAAGACTCGCTACGGCATGGTCGCAAATCCATTCGCTAAGGGCGCTACTGCTGGTAATGGTTCTATCTCTTTCGCAGATAAGAACGTATACTACAGAATGGTTGCTGTTTCAAACCTGATGTAATAATAAGAACTGGGTAACCAGTCTTTTGAAAGGGTCTCTTCGGAGGCCCTTTTTTTATGCGTGATTTTTATACGTATAAATAGTAGAGAGGTATACTTATGAGCACATTAAACAGTCAACCAACCAATAAGAATATGCTATCCCCAACAGGATTCAGATTCGTATTGGATAGAACACCTGGTATAAATTACTTTACCTACAGTGTACCAATCCCAACTCTCACGCTTGGTGACTACGATGTGGCTACGCCTTTTGTTACATTGCCATACCCGGGTGACAAGCTGAGATATGAACCTCTCTCACTGAGATTCAGAGTAGATGAGGATCTCAAGAACTATATGGAAATACACAACTGGCTTGTTTCCCTTGGCTATCCTGAATCGTTTGATGGAAATGCTTATCAAGGAACAAGAGGATCAGCATTCAAGAACAGCAATGTTTTCTCGGATGGGACGTTGTTAGTATTGTCTAGCAATCAGAATCCCAATTTAAGTATTAGTTTTGAGGATATGTTTCCTATTGCTTTGACAGAATTGACATTCGATGCCTCACTTACAGATATCGAATATCTCGAAGCTACAGCAACATTTAGATACAAAGCATATAAAATTACCGAAGTTTAGTTGCTGCTAACCCGCATTATATCATATAATGGTAGCACGTGATAATTTAGGTGATGATATGCTAATTGATAATATAACTGAACAATGGATACAGGATGCTAAGATTGATGATGTGGAACTTGATACTGAGAGTCTCAAAATCCCTTCGCTTCATGCCAAGTACCTTAAACTTCTCTATCAAGAGAAACTTAAGCTCAAAAGCTATCTTATCAAAAGAAAAACCCTTTCCCGTATCTTGGCTGAATATTACAGAGGAGACTTGAACCATCCCGAAGATCTAAAAGAGATACAAAGAGAGCCGTGGTCACGTACGGTTCTTAAACAAGATTTACAAGGCTATGTAGATAGCGATGATGATATGATTAAACTCCTCACTAAAATATCTTATCAAGAGGAGGTGGTTTCGTTATTGGAAGACATTATAAAAAATATTAACAACAGAGGCTTCCAGATCAAAAACAGTATAGAATGGAGAAAGTTGACAAATTTTGGTCTGTAATGAGACTAATTGACAGTAGCAACACAACTTTATAGAGAATTGGTTACATTATCCAAAGTGAATGAGACGTTTATTAAAGTAGAATGCTCCGGTGGCTTAAGACAGGAGTTGAACGAATTCTTTTCGTTTTATGCCCCGGGATATAAATTCATGCCGCTCTATAAAAATAGAATGTGGGATGGAAAGATACGTCTCTTCAATAAAAACTCTACTATGTACAGGGGGTTACTCCCCTATATTATTTCTTTCTGCAATGATAGAGATTACGATGTTAATGTATCCGATGAGCTCGACTACACCAACGAATGTTCGCTATCGGAAGTAGAAGAGTTTGCGAGCACATTGAATCTACCATTCAAACCAAGAGATTATCAAATCGAAGCAGTAGCTCATTGCGTTAGATTCAATCGTGCAATGGTTTTGTCTCCGACTGCTTCAGGTAAGTCGTTAATAATATATCTACTTACGCAGCTATATCGGGAGCACAAAACTCTCATAGTAGTACCTACAGTATCTCTAGTACACCAAATGGCTGGTGACTTTAAAACGTATGGCTATACAGATGAGTGTAAACTTATTACTGCTGGTGTTGATAAAGAAAACATAACAGAAAACATTGTTGTTACTACATGGCAATCGGTATACAAGATGCCAAAGAAATGGTTTGATCAATTTGGTGTTACAATTGGTGATGAAGCACATCTGTTCAAAGCAAAGTCCCTGACTGACATAATGACAAAACTTACTGATTGTAAGTATAGATTCGGTTTCACTGGTACACTTGATGGAACAGAAACACACAAGCTCGTACTAGAAGGATTGTTCGGTCAAGTTAAGTCGTTTGTAAAAACAAAAGATTTGATAGATGCTGGCACGGTAGCGGATCTAAAAATTAAAATACTGGTACTAAAGTACTCAGAAGAAACTTGCAAAGCGAATAAGAATCTCAACTTTCAAGATGAGATGGATTTCCTTGTTAGAAACGAGAGAAGAAATAAATTTATAAACAACCTCGTACAGTCACTTAATGGTAACACACTTGTATTGTTTCAGTATGTTCAGAAGCATGGAAAGGATCTGTACGCGCAGATACAAGATAAAGTGAGCAAAGGCAGAAGAGTGTTCTTCGTTTTCGGTGGTACTGATGCGGAGACAAGAGAAAGTATAAGATCAATTACAGAGAAAGAAGCTAATGCTATTATTATAGCATCGTACGGTACCTTTAGTACGGGTATTAACATTAGAAATCTTCACAATGTTATATTTGCATCGCCATCCAAATCAAGGATCCGCAATCTACAATCTATAGGACGTGGATTAAGAAAATCAGATTCTAAAACGGAATGCACGTTGTATGATATTGCTGATAATTTACAACACAAAAAGAAAGTAAACTATACGCTGAGGCATCTTTACGAAAGAGTGAAGATATACAACGAAGAGCAATTCGATTATAAAATCTACAAGATAAACCTGGAGTAGTATATGGAATCTGGTATAAGATTGTTAAAACTGATAACTGGCGAAACAGTTATGGCCGACATAGTTTTCGATGATAGCAAGAAAATTGCAGTATTGAAAGAGCCATTGATATTTTCTGTTCTGAACAAAACAGATGGTTCTGTATCGATGGTTGCGACGAAATGGCTAGAAAGTTTATTCAATACACATAAAATAAAAACATATCACATTGTTGCCAATGTCGCTCCTACAGAATCGATGGAAGAGCTCTACGCTGAAAGTATAGCAGAACTAACATTGGAACGTGAATATGATTTGCATGGTGATGAAGAACGTAGCAGTACCGATGAATGGGATGACTTGATAGATGGTTTGATTGATGAGGATGGTACAACCATCGTTCACTAGTTGACTTGACCCACTACTTAATGTAAAATGTTTATTATTTGAAGGATTATTATGTCTGAAGTAAAGAAGAAAGGTAAAACACAATATGTAAATAACAAGGACTTTCTAGCAGCCCTTGTTGTATATCGTGACCAGGTTGCTGAGGCAGCTAAGAATGATGCACCCCGGCCTCAAGTACCAAACTACGTAGGAGAGTGTGTAATGAAGATTGCAACCCACCTCGCACGTAAGCCTAACTTCATCAACTATACTTTTAAAGATGAGATGATCTCGGATGGTATTGAGAACTGCTTGCAGTATATTGATAACTTTAATCCTGATACATCAAAGAATCCTTTCGCATACTTTACGCAAATCATTTGGTTTGCCTTCCTGCGAAGAATACAAAAAGAAAAGAAACTATTATATACCAAGTACAAGCTCACCGAACAGATAAATGTGATGAACATAACTTCTGATCGTCAGGACCACGATGCCAATGCTGACTTCAATGACAGTGTAAAAATGACTGAGTGGTCTGAAGAATACATGCATAACTTCATCAAAGACTTTGAAGAAAACAAGCGTCGACAAGTTAAGAAGCGTGAGAAAAAATCGAAATGAAACTAGCATTGATTACCGATCTTCACTTTGGTGTGAGGAACGATCACTCTGCATTTGCAGATTTTCAAGAAAAGTTCTACAATAATATATTCTTTCCATATCTCAAAGACAACGATATTGACACCATAGTCGATCTCGGGGATACGTTCGATCGAAGAAAGTATATCAACTTCGTTTCTCTTGATCGAGCAAAGCGAATGTTTTTTGATCCCATTGAGCAGAACAAGTATAACTTACACACTCTTGTAGGTAATCACGATTCGTTTTACAAAAACACTCTCGAGATAAATTCTATGAATTTACTTGCTGAGCATTATAAGAATATTCGAATATATGAAAAGCCAGAGGTGATAAAGTTTGATGATCTTAGTATCGTTATGCTTCCATGGATATGCGCAGACAATCAAGAGGAAGTGTTTGCTCTGTGTGAGAATACCGATGCTCAGATATTGTTTGGCCACCTAGAACTTTCTGGCTACCAAATGTATAAAGGTCAGGCTATCCATCATGGTATGGATGATGATTGGTTGAGAAAGTTTGATGTTGTATGTACTGGTCATTATCATACCAAGTCAGTTACAGGTAACATCAACTACCTCGGCTGTCCGTATGAAATGACGTGGTCCGACTTCAATGATACAAAAGGTTTTCATATTTTTGATACCGATACAAGAGAGTTGGAATTCATACAGAATCCGTATAGAATCTTTCATAAGATACATTACAATGATCAAGACAAGATCATGGAACAAGTTGTCAATCAAGACTTTGATGCATATGCCAACTCTTTTATCAAAGTTATTGTAACAGAAAAAACAAATCCGTATTGGTTTGACATGTTCATTGAAAAACTTGAGAAAGTTAATCCTATACATGTACAGGTCGTTGAGGATCATCTTAATCTCGATCTTGAGTCGGATGATGATATAATAAATGAAGCTGAAGATACACTTACAATACTTACCAAGTACATAGATGCACTGGAAGCGAGTGTAGATAAGAATAAACTTGAATCAACAATAAAGGATCTGTATTCCGAAGCATTGTCCCTGAGTTAATTATGATAAATTTTAAGTATTTGAGATGGAAAAACTTTCTGAGTACGGGTAATGCGTTCACAGAAATAAAACTCGATAACGATAAAACAACACTCATAGTTGGTGAGAACGGTTCTGGTAAATCAACAATACTGGACGCCTTGTCGTTTGGTTTGTATGGTAAGCCGTTTCGAAAGATTAGTAAGAAGCAGTTAATCAATACGATTAACAGCAAAGAGTCAGAAGTACAAGTTGAATTTACTATTGGCAAGGCTTCGTATAAGATAATACGTCATATCAAAAAGTATGGCTCGTCGAAGTTTGAAGTGTATAAAGATGATACGCTTCTCAATCAAGATGCAGCCGCTAAAGACTATCAAGAGATGCTTGAGAAGAATATTCTTAAGCTGAATCACAAATCTTTCAGTCAAATTGTAGTGCTCGGTAGTAGTACTTTTGTTCCTTTTATGCAATTGCCTTCTCAGCATAGAAGAGAGGTGATAGAGGACCTTCTTGACATACAAATATTCTCTACTATGAATACGTTGCTAAAGGACAGGAGTGCTGCTAATAAAAATGCTTTGTTGGAGATAGACTATAAAATTAATCTTGCTGAAGAAAAGATTGCAATGCAAGAGAAGTATATTGCTGAACTAAAAAATAACACCGACAAACGATTGAATGAAAGTAAGATAAAGATAACCAAAGCAGAAAAAGAAAAGAGGGTACATGTAGCCAAAGTCGATGAATGTCAGGAACAGGTAGAAAAACTACAAGAAAAACAACCAGATATAAATGCGATAAAGAGTAAAAAGAAAAAGCTAGAGCAGCTAGAATATAAACTACAAGACAAAATCAATAAGATAGAGCAAGAGATAGAGTTCTATCGCGATCATGACGATTGTCCAACATGCAAGCAGAATATAGATACAACATTCAAATGTAATATTGTAGATGACAGGCAAGCCACTCTTACAAAAACTACGGATGGGTTTGTCATGCTTCAAGAGGAACGTGACAGCATAAACGAGCAACTTGAGAATGTGCAAAGTATACAAGAGCAAGTCGCAACATTGCAGGCAGAGATAACAAATAACAACTCTCAGATCAACGCACTCAATACTCTTATCGATTCCATAAACGATGATATCTCTAAGATAGATACTGAACTAACTACTGACAACACCAACACAGATAAACTCAAAAATCTACAAAAAAGTTTAAACGATCAACATGGTGAGAAAGAGTCGTTGTATGAAAGCAAGAGTGTCCTCGACGTAGCTTCGTTGATACTAAAGGACAGTGGTATCAAGACAAGAATCATAAAGCAGTACGTTCCTATAATGAATAAACTAGTCAGCAAGTATCTTGCTGCAATGGACTTCTTTGTTCAGTTTGAGCTTGATGAAAACTTTAATGAAACAATCAAGTCAAGATTCAGAGATGCATTTAGTTATGAGTCTTTCTCGGAAGGCGAGAAGATGCGAATCGACCTTGCGCTCCTCTTTACTTGGAGGGCTGTTGCTAAACTTAGAAACAGCGTAAGCACAAATCTTCTTATCATGGATGAAGTGTTTGATTCCTCATTGGACAATACAGGTACCGATGAGTTTATGAGAATACTAAATGACTTGACTTCTGATGCAAATGTCTTTATAATATCTCATAAAGGTGATCAACTGATGGACAAATTCCAGTCTACTATACGTTTTGAAAAAGTGAAGAATTTCAGTAGGATAGCGTCATAATGCCAGCATGTGTTTTAGAGAAAAGTACTAGCGAAATGTTGAGGGCTGAGAGTCCTTATTTTGATTTTGATAACCCGGTTATGGATCCATTGAAGCTCGAGCAGGATTTGAAAGACTCTATGGTCTTCCATAAAGGCATTGGTATATCAGCTTGTCAAGTAGGATTGCTGACACGTGTCTTTGCTGTTGGCGACCCTTCTAGTCCTGATGATATCATTGTAATGTTTAATCCTAACATTGTTGATACGTCTGAAGATTATGTCTTGATTGAAGAAGGCTGCCTCTCCTTTCCTGGTTTGTTTGTAAAAGTGAAACGGCCAGAATCAATACGGATAAGATATTCAAACGCAAAAGGTAAAGTTATAACTGAATCGTATGATGGTATTCCAGCCCGAGCCATTCTTCATGAGTATGACCATTTGGATGGCGTTACATTTCATACACGTGCCAATGCAATACACCTTGATCAAGCAAAACGACAAAAGAAAAAGCTAGATAAGAAAAGAAAGCGCAACCTTAGATTTAATTAAACTGAGATACATTTATGTCAAAACAATATGCATTTTCCGAAACTTTCTATTCTGTGCAGGGCGAAGGTCACTACACAGGGGTGCCATCTGTATGGCTTCGGTTCTTTCTTTGTAATCTACAATGTGATGGATTTGGTCAAGATGATCCGACCAATCCTGATACATATGAGCTACCGTATAAGGACTTCGATAAGCTAGACGTGAACGATATTACTGAGCTACCTGTTTGGGAGAAGGGTTGTGATAGTTCGTATTCGTGGTCTAAGAAGTTCAAACATCTTCAACAAAAGCAAACAGCAGAGGAAATTGTTGAGACGTTAAGGCAAGAAATGATTAACGAGTTCAATCCAAACGGAAACTATCAACATCCTATGTCAGGTAGATCGGCACATTTAGTACTCACAGGTGGTGAGTCATTGATGAAGCATGCCCAACAGGCAGCCGTGGATCTGATCAACGTATATCATGCAAAGCAGACGCATGAAAGACCATGGAACATAACATGGGAAACGAATGGCACTCAAGCGCTTACAGAAGATTTTACAAGGGTATTTGGGAACAGAGGTCTATATTCTGGTGAACTATTCTTCTCATGTAGTCCTAAACTATTTACAGTATCTGGTGAGAAACCCAAGAAAGCTATACGACCTGATGTAGTTGCTGAGTATGAAAATCTTGGTAAATCAGTACGGCAAAGAACACAAAGAGATCAAGCTCCTATAGGTCAGCTTAAATTTGTAATGGGTCCTAAGAAAGAGCAGTGGGAAGAACTCGATGAAGTCATACATCAGTTTAGACAAGCTGGAGTTAACTGGCCAGTATGGATAATGCCTGTCGGGGCTACTGTAGAAGGACAAAAAATGATCGACGGTGATGTTGCCAACATAGCCCAGGATAGGGGATACTGTGTATCAGCTCGAGTTCATACTTATATGTGGGGCAACGTGATAGGAGTTTAACATGAAACTAAGATGTACAAAATCATATTTTAATTTACCCGTTGCTCATATGCAATGGTTTGATACAGACGAATCTGGCGAAGCGTGCACAGGTCCTTGTTCAAAGTGGCATGGATACGATCGATCGGTTCATTTTGAGTTTGCTGGTGAAGCAGACGAACATGGTTGGATTGTAGGTTTCGGTGACCTCAAACCAATTAAACAATTCTTGGAATTCTATTTCGACCATACAGCTCTTATATCAGCTGATGATCCTCGGATAGAAAAAGCAGTGGAAGCTCGTGAAAACGGTCTTGTTGATCTGAGGATATTGCCTTATGGTGTGTCTATGGAGATGAGCTCCATATTCATATGGGAACAGGTAAATCCTTTTATCTATTCTGTCACTGATGGTAGAGCTTATATTTCAAGAATAGAATGCAGAGAGCATGAAAAGAATTCTGCGTTTATAGAAATAGAAGAAAAGATAGCACGTAAGCAAGGTAAGCAATCAGAAAAATATCTTGTCCAGATATCCGACTGGCGTAATTTTATCAAGCCTGGGGACATACTCAAAAGGTATAGCTAGCAGTCCCTAAATTATTGTTTTTATATATACTCGTGTTCGTAGGAGATCCCTACGTTCACTTTCGTAACTATATCCCAAAAGGAGAAAAAAATGTCCACTAAAAGTGAGACTATGTACGCGCTCGCCCAAACTTTAGTAATTACTTGTGTTATTACACTTATGCCCGCAGCTGTTATATATTTGTCGTTGGTATAATGATCAAGCACGCTCTATTTTACATGTTGTTTTGTATGCACCTCTACGTTGAAAATGGGGAGTTTCCTAGAACCTTTCTCAAAACCAATGTGGAGGTGATTCAACCTAAAACAAGGTTGACTAATTGAAGTATATCTTATATAATAGTTGTAATGTTTAACAATGTAGTGAATATAAATATTAGAGCAACAAGGTGTTCCGGAGGTTGCGCTTGCAATGAGCTTTTCTCCGGCCCAGGCCTGACCGTCCTCGCCTCTCTACGGTCGTTAAACTCAACCCGAGATGGAGAATACAATGTCGAAAATTAATCCGGAACTAGGCCGTGAGGTAAACAAGTACCTCGATACTTTAGGTATCAATACTCCCATAACTCCTTTAGTAAAAGAAGATCGTGAAGAAAAGCTGCGTAAAGTGGCTGAGCTCACACAGGAGATGTTAGAAGTACTTGGTCTTGATTTAACTGACGATTCATTAGAAGAAACACCAATGCGTGTTGCCAAGATGTATGTTGACGAAATCTTTTCTGGTCTTCGTTATGATACCTTTCCAAAGTGTACTACTGTTGAGAACAAGTTTTGCCATGGTGAAGAATTTGTTCTCGAGAAGAACATTACGATGTATTCTGATTGTGAACACCACCTTAGACCTATCATTGGTAAGGCACACGTTGCATACATTCCAGGAGAAAAGGTCCTTGGTCTATCTAAGCTCAATCGTATCACACAATACTTTGCACAACGTCCTCAAGTGCAGGAACGTCTTACTCAGCAAATTGCTCATGCAATAGCGTATATTACTGAATCTGATAATGTCATGGTTGTTATAGACGCTGGTCACACTTGTGTCTCACAGCGTGGTATTAAAGACACAAACAGTACTACAGTTACAGCTTGTTGCCTTGGTAAATTTGGAGCGAAAGATAGTGAGCTCCGTAAAGAAGTGATGAATAATATCAACCGCGGTTGATAATTAAGGACCATTGTTATGAAGAAAAGTATATGGGTAACCTTCCAGAAGGAAGGGATACACTGCTATCCTAATGCTCCAGCTGGAGTTGAATTTCTTAAACATCCTCATCGCCATATATTTCACTTTCGAGTAGAGATCGAAGTATTTCACGATGACAGGGATATTGAATTCATCTTGTTTAAACGAGAGCTGGAAGCATTGTATAGTGAAGGCGTTCTCGAGCTTGACTATAAGTCATGTGAAATGATTGCCGATGAGCTTGCAGAATTCATTCTCGAGACCTACACGGGTAGAGAACTGATAATAACAGTTAGTGAAGATAACGAAAATGGTGCCACCTGTAGGTACTAAACAGTGAGATTTTTATTATGTCTATCGACTTTTGTCATATATGTCCGACCCCGCACCTTGAAGAATTTGTTAAAGGTAGAAACTTTCACCTTGCTTTAGCACATCTAATAGAAATAGATGACACTTATACATCGTTCTACCAAAACGAAATTGATTCTACTATCATACTTGACAACTCTGCTTTTGAAATGTATAAGCAGGGTCGGCCTATGTACCCTCCAGAAAAACTTATTGAAATGGGTAAGCGTATTCACGCTGACTATATTGTCATGCCCGACTATCCTAATCAGAAAGGTCAAGTTACTATCGATGCTGCGATAGAGATAGCACCTGCTCTACGTGCCGAAGGATTTAAAACATTCTTTGTACCGCAATCTGAAATAGGTGACAAGGAAGACTTTATTGATGCATTTAAATGGGCTGCATCCAGCGAGCATGTTGATTATATTGGCGTATCAATACTGGGTGTACCAAATGCATATGGCGTTGAAAAGGATAACAACCTTCAACGTTTTCTGAGTCGCTGGAAGATGATGGAAGAACTCTGGGATCGAGGATTGCTTCATGCAGCTCTTGATAACGGTAAGAAAATACATTTCCTAGGTATGGTTGATGGTCCAAATGAGATTGAGTTGGTATCAGAATACGCAAAGTATATTGACACGTGGGATAGCTCTGCTGCTGTGTGGGCTGGCCTTAATGATATACCGTTTGATGACTCTCCGTCAGGTCTCATAGATGGAAAGTTCGAAGAGGAAGTTGATTTTGACCTCGAAACGGATGATAATGATCTATTGAATACAGCTATGTTCAATATTGATTATATTGATAAACTTTGTGAGGAAGTCTAATGGGAACCAAGTACAGGTTTGGTGAAGACCAGATTGTCAAGGAGGCTTTGGATTATATCGAGTCTACTTATGCAGGACACTATGTTGGTCACGCAGCTGGTGAGAAGGATGAGGATATTCAAACTATCGATGTGTGGCGTACACTTGGTATTGAAGCTGAGTCGTGTCAAAGTAATATTCTAAAGTATATTATGCGTTATGGTAAGAAGGACGGTTTCAATAAGAAGGATCTATTGAAAGTGATACACTATACTGTCTTGCTATGGCACTTTACGCAAAACAACAAATCAAAAACAGACGAAGAAAAAAATGATGAAGCATATATTGGGTATTAATTCTAAGTCTTCGCTTAGTAATGTGAGAGAAGGCGACAGCCAACCTAACGCTGTTGATCTTCGCGTTGATAAAATATTCAACATGGGTACAGGTGTATTTGAGATATCGGATGATCATAAGACTCATCGTCAAGGCTCAACACCAGTAGATCTTGACTCAGAAGGTTACTATAACCTTGAAGCAGGGGACTACGAAGTCATAATGGAGAATATTATTTCCGTTGGCGAGAATGAAGCTGGATGGGTAATAACTCGATCTACGCTTAACCGTAATGGCCTCTTTCTTACCTCAGGACTTTATGACTCTGGATACAACGGTGTGATGGCTGGCGTGCTACATTGCAACGGTCCAGCTAGAATTCAAAAAGGTACACGTATAGGTCAATACTTGAGTTTCGAAGCTGAATCATTGAGCTCGTATGATGGTGATTACGGTATTGGTAAACAACATGATGAAAAATATAAAGGTGAAAAGTAATGAGCAATCCAGTTGAGATTAAGATCGATTCTGAAGAATTAAGAAAGCGAAAGATAATGGTAGCTACTCCTATGTACGGAGGACAGTGTGCTGGCATCTATACTAAGTCGTCGACTGATCTAGCGCAACTCTGTGCTGGTTATGGTGTCGATTGTAAGTTTTACTACCTGTTTAACGAGTCTCTGATTACACGAGCTCGTAACTATCTTGTCGATGAGTTCATGCGTTCTGACTGTACGCACCTCATGTTTATTGATAGTGATATTGGTTTTGATCCTACTGACGTTCTTGCTCTTGCTGCAATTGCTGAGCCTGGTACAGATAAGGATATCGTATGTGGTGCCTATCCTAAGAAAGCTATTGCATGGGAGAAGATTAAGCGGGCTGTGGATAAAGGCTTTGCTGATCAAGATCCTGCTGTGCTCGAAAGATACGTTGGCGACTATGTATTTAATCCTGCTGATGGCTCAGGTCAAATGAAGCTCAACGAGCCTGCTGAAGTATTAGAAGGTGGTACAGGATTTATGATGATCCAACGTAGCGCTTTTGAGAAGTACGCTGAAGCCTATCCTGAGTTCATGTATCTTCCTGATCATGTACGTACCGAATCGTTTGATGGTACACGTGAGATCATGGCATACTTCGATTGTGTCATCGATCCTGAAAGCAAGCGCTATCTTTCTGAAGACTATATGTTCTGTCAGTGGGCTCGTAAGGCTGGTATCAAAGTATGGCTGTGTCCTTGGATGAAATTAACACATATGGGTTCTTATATGTTTGGCGGTAGTCTTATGGATCTTGCACAAGTTGGTGCTAGTGCAACGGTTGGCCAAGACTTCTCGAGAAAACCTAAGAAAGGTAAGCATCGTAAGTAAGGATATATTATATTATGAAACTGACACAGAAAACACATACAATGCTCAAGAACTATGCGACTATCAATCAGTCTCTGTTCGTAAGTAAGGGCAATGTAATAAAGACCATCTCTGAGATGAAGTCTGTAATGGCTGAGGTCGAAGTCCAGGAAATGTTTCCTCGTGACTTCGGCATCTATGATCTCAATCAATTTCTGGGTGTTGTAAGTTTGTTTGAAGAACCGGATCTTGACTTTGACACAACTTTCGTTCGTATCAAAGGAGCAGAGAATGCAAGTAGTGATTACTTCTACGCAGACAAAGCTACCATACGAACCTTACCTCCTGAAAATTCCTTTGAGTTGCCTGACGTTGTCGAGACCTTCACTATTACCGATAAGGTAATCAAAGGGGTGATGCAAGCTGCTAACGTACTTCAACTACCTCAGATAGGTATTATTGGTGACGGTAGTGATATTGTTATCAAAGCATTGAATAGTGCGAACAACACAAGCAATTCGTTTCAATTCAATCTTGGTAAGACAAGCAAAAACTTTAAGATGTATTTCAAGACTGATAATCTTAAGATGATGATGGGTACATACGATGTCTCTATCAGCAGTAAAAAGATCACGCAGTTCAAAATGAGTGAAGGTAATCTCACATATACTATTGTTAATGAAGCGTCTTCAGTTTATGAAGGCTAGAGTGAGTACTATATTATGGAAGAGTTTCTATGGGTGGAGAAGTACCGCCCTGGTAAAATTAGTGACTGTGTCCTACCCGACGAGCTGAAAAGCACTTTTCAAGAGTTTGTAGATCAAGGTTCAATACCCAATCTACTATTGTCGGGAGGACCAGGTGTAGGTAAAACTACTGTTGCAAGAGCAATGTTGGAGCAGCTCAACGCAGATTATGTTGTTATAAACGGTAGTATGAATGGAAACATTGATACACTAAGAAATGAGATAATGCAGTTTGCTTCTACGGTATCGTTTACCGGTGGCAGGAAGTATGTAATACTCGATGAGGCAGACTATCTCAATCCCAATAGTACGCAACCAGCCTTGCGTAACTTCATGGAAGAGTTCTCCAAGAACTGTGGATTCATCCTCACCTGCAACTTCAAGAATCGTATTATTGAGCCGCTACATTCTCGATGCAGTGTTATTGAGTTCAACATTCAGAAGAATGAAAAGCCTGCAATTGCCAAGTCTTTCTACAAAAGAATATGCACGGTACTTGAGCAGGAACGTGTAACATTCGACAACAAGGTCGTGTGTGAGCTGATAGCTCGATACTTTCCTGACTGGCGTCGAGTGATAAACGAACTGCAGAGATACAGCGTCACTGGTAGTATAGACAGCGGTATATTGGCAGATACTGGTGACAATAGTGTAAAGGAGCTGGTTGGTCATCTGAAAGGAAAGAGTTTTACAGATATGAGAAAGTGGGTAGCACAGAATAATGATGCCGACACTTCATCACTCTTTCGGAAGCTATACGACAGTGCAAGTACATACCTGAAACCTCAATCGATCCCTCAACTTATATTGTTGTTATCTGATTATCAACATAAAGCTGCATTCGTTGCGGACCATGAAATAAATCTCGTAGCATGTCTTACAGAGATAATGGCAGATTGTGAGTTCGAATAATGAAACCATTTGACTATCTCAATTCAATAAACTACAGTAAAGAGGACTTAATAACCGAATCAGATAACGCCGAACTAGCAGAAAAATTGTATCCCCCTTTCATGGTAAACAGAGGCCTGTCGTATTTTACAGACACAATCCTATTTGCGAATGAAATGAATATACGCCACCAGTGTGACAATAAGCTCCAATTTGATTTTTTCCTAAATACTATACGCAAGCGCAAGCGCTTTAGCAAGTGGTTTAAGAAAGATCAGGATCAAAACATAGATTTGATAATGAGCCATTATAATTATAGCTACGAAAAAGCATGTCAAGTAGTTTCGTTATTCAATGAGCATCAATTACAAATATTAAGAGACAAGAGCTTTGAAGGTGGAATAAATGGCCGTTAATCTAGATTCGATAATTGAAGTTGTAATTAAAGAAGATGATGATTTTCTGAAAGTACGTGAAACCCTTACACGTATTGGTATTGCTTCGCGAAAGGATATGACACTCTATCAATCATGTCATATCCTGCACAAGCAAGGCAGATACTACATCGTTCACTTCAAAGAACTTTTTGCCCTTGATGGTAAACCAACCAACTTCGATGAAGGCGACATCTCAAGAAGGAATACGATTGCTAATCTTCTTGCAGAATGGGGCCTTGTCGATCTTGTAAAACCAGAACAGTCTCAAGAACCTGTTGCCCCTTTGAGCCAAATTAAGGTACTATCTTATGGTGACAAGAATAAGTGGCAACTTGTTGCTAAATATAATATCGGCCGAAAGATCTAGTTGATATAAATAGTGTAAGAGATGCGGAATGGTCCGGTCTCTTTTAAATAAACCTTGCTTAATAGTAGGAGGTCTTTATGACTACTAATATACTCTTCCCGCGCGCCTCGTTTGTAGGTTTCGAAAATCTTTTCAAACAACTTGAACGAGCAACGGAACATCAAGTCCCTCAGTACCCACCTTGCAATATCGTAAAATACGATGATAACAGTATCAGCATTGAACTTGCTGTGGCAGGTTTCAATATGCAAGATCTGGATATTGAATGCGATAAAAGTGTCCTTACTATCAAAGGACTGAAATTGAACGCAGCTTCTGAAACCCACCGTCAGTATGTTCATCAAGGTATTTCCCAGAAAAAATTTGTTCGCAAGTTCACGCTAGCGGAACATATTGAAGTCACTGGTGCTACGCTGGTTAGCGGGATACTATCAGTTCAGTTGGAGCACATTGTGCCTGATGAACTCAAACCACGAAAGATAAAGATTCATCAAACACATGATCTTTTAACTGAAGAAGCTAGTTGATTTTATCAATCGTTTGTCTGATAATAAGAGAGTCCTTCGGGGCTCTCTTTTTATATTTGGAGTAAATTATGACCGATGTGAAACTTATTCGACTATCTTCTGGTGAAGATGTCGTAGCAACAATCTTGGAACGTGAAGATGGCAGCATAACAATTAAAGATGCAATCGTTGCAATTCCAACAGGCCAAGGCCAACTTGGCTTCGCTCCTTGGTCACCTATCATTAGCAAAAGCGAACCTTCGATAAAAGTATCGGAAAACTTTGTTGTATATGTTGCGGAAGCAGATGATAGTGTGATTGAACAATACAATACCATGTTCGGTAATGTTATTACTCCCAAGAAGCAGTCAATTATAATCTAATGTCAACATTCTATACAAGTGTAGATGCTATCGGTAACGATATACTGTTTTGTGGTTATAAGGACGGTGAGCGTATACGTAAAAGAATAAAGTATACGCCTACGATGTATCTTCCGTCTGATAAAAAGACAGAGTTCAAAACGCTAGATGGCAAGTATGTCGAGCCATTCAATCCTGGCTCTATTAGAGATACTAAAGAGTTTCTTAACAACTACAAAGACGTTGAGAACTTTAAGGTATATGGTACACGAAACTTTGTACATCAATTTATATCTGATGGATTTTACAAACACGGTGTCGACTTTGATCGCGATCTAGTCAATGTCACTTCACTTGATATAGAAGTTCAATCCGACGAAGGCTTTCCCAAGCCTGAAGAAGCCAACCATCCTGTCACTGCCATCACTGTTAAGAATAATATTGACAATCAATATTATGTGTTTGGTAATGGTGGATGGAATGCTTCTGAATCTATCCTTCCTGAGGACATTGTTAGTAATGTCGTTTACAAGGATTGTAAAAGCGAAGCGAACTTGTTAAAGGAGTTCCTCGACCACTGGCAAGCTAACTATCCTGATGTTGTTACGGGATGGAACTCGAGAATGTTTGATACCGTCTATCTTGTTAACAGGATACGAAAGGTGTTGGGTAATGTATCGACCAAGCGGTTGTCGCCTTGGGGTCTTGTTGTAGAACGTCAGATTCCTCTATCGGGTGGTCTCGAAGTTCAAGTCTTTGAGCTGAGAGGTATTCAGCAACTAGACTTTCTCGATTGCTTCAAGAAGTTTGGTTACACGTACGGTACGCAAGAAAACTATAGATTGAATACTATAGCTCATGTCGTTCTTGGAGAGAATAAACTCGACTACTCAGAGTATGGAACTCTCCACGATCTCTATAGACAAAACTATCAACTGTATATTGACTACAATATCAAGGACGTTGACATTGTCGATCGATTAGAGGATAAGACTGGACTGATTACACTTGCGATGACTATTGCTTATAAAGCATTTGTCAACATGACCGATTCGTTTGGTTCTGTTGGTGTCTGGGATGCACTTCTCTTCAACGAATTGCGTAGGAGAGGTATTGTTGTACCACCTAAGAGTGACAATAAGAAAGAGAGGCAGATACAGGGCGCATTCGTAAAAGATCCCTATAATGGTATGCATGACTGGGTAATGTCGTTTGACCTCAACTCTCTCTATCCGCATATTATTATGCAATACAATATGTCACCTGAAACTGTTATCAACGATAGGCACGATGACATTAGAGTCGACACTCTCCTCGATGAAGTTGATATCGATATACCTGCTGACTACTCTATGTCTGCAACTGGTCAATACTTTGATAAAACTAAGAAAGGTATTGTACCTGAGATCATTGACGGTCTATACAAGGAACGCTCTGAGATAAAGAAACAGATGCTCGATGCAGAGCAGAAGTCACAGAAAGACAAAAGCTATGAGATAGAGAAACAAATCGTTACATTCAACAATCAGCAGATGGCGATTAAGATTCTAATGAACTCTCTTTATGGTGCTCTATCTAATGAATACTTTCGCTACTACGATATGAGGGTTGCCGAATCAATTACTGTCACTGGCCAGCTGACTATTCTCTGGGCCCAGAAAACCATCAATCAATATCTCAATAAACTACTCAAGACAGATAATGACGACTATGTTATTGCTATCGATACTGACTCACTATACATTCGTGTAGGTGATCTTGTGAAAGGAGCTCTGAAGGGTGACACATCTATAGAGAAAGGTGTGAAGTTCTTAGACAAGGCTGCTACTGAAAAGTTCGAACCTTTACTTGCTAAAGCATATGACAGGCTATGTAAGTATGTAAATGGTTACGAACAGAAGATGGTAATGAAGCGAGAGGTTATCGCTGACAAAGGTATATGGACTGGCAAGAAGCACTATGCTTTGAATGTCCACAACTCTGAGGGTGTTCAGTATGCTGAACCAAAACTCAAAGTGATGGGTATTGAGGTCGTTCGATCTTCGACACCTATGCCTTGCCGAGATATGTTAAAGCAATCTATTGGTGTGATTATGAACACCGATGAATCCACAACACAAGACTTTATTCGTGAATGTCGAGAAAAGTTCTTTAATCTTCCTCCAGAGGACATAGCATTTCCTCGTAGTGTTTCGAACATAGAGAAATGGGTGAACAGGGACGGTCCACAGTCTGCCATATACAGCAAGGGTTGTCCTATACACGTGCGAGGAGCATTGCTGTACAATTACCACATAAATAATGATGAAGTTCTAAAGAAAAAGTATCAACCAATATTTACTGGAGAGAAGATAAAGTTCGTATATCTGTCCGTACCTAATACAATACACGAAAATGTTTTTGCCTTTCAGACTGTGATACCTGATGAACTCAATATTAAGAAATATGTAGACTACGATCTACAATTCCAGAAAGCTTATCTCGAACCATTGAAATCTATTCTTGATGCAATAGGTTGGCAAGCAGAGAAGCAAGTAACACTCGAGGACTTTTTTAATGTCTAACATACCACAGGAATATCTTTCCGGTTTTGACTTTGGTTTCAATGCAGTTGAGGAAATGCCTCAGAGTGAGGTCGAAGCAGATACAACTCCTTCAACTGAAGATGTTGAAGGTATAAATGATAACATCAATAGGATTGAGAACAAGCTCGACGATGTTGCAAAAGCAATCAATATATTGACCACACGAATGACTGATCTTGATGATGAGTTTGACGTGGTTAAAGCAAACACAGAGCAGGAAGTGAAAGATAAGTTGACACAAGTAGAGAAACTTGTCATGCCACTACTTGTCAATTTATTGAAGACATCCGACAAGGAATATATTTACTGGCCAGATCGTTCAGAGAAAATAAATGATATGATTAATAAACTACTTTCATACACAAGAGGAGATGCACAATGAGTTGGTTAAAAGATAGATCAAAAGAAAGAACTACATGGGACGGTGTTTGCTTAATGGGCGTTGGTCTAGTGATACTGTTCGTTACACCACTTGTTAAGTTTGCAGCTGGATTCGCTATCGCATATGGTGCATGCACTGCTTTAAAGTCTGATTAATGGCTTATCTAGTTTTGTTAGTGGCCCTTGCTATATCGGGTGTAGCTGCCTGGTATAGTATAGCGGGTCTCGCTGCGATCTTTGCAGCTGCTAAGATACCCGTAATCATTATGGGTAGCAGTCTCGAGATAGGTAAGTTAGTTACAGCATCGTGGCTATATCAAAATTGGAACAGAGCTCCACTTTTATTAAAGTCTTATCTGACAGTAGCTGTTGTTGTTTTGATGTTTATTACATCGATGGGTATCTTCGGCTTTCTGTCGAAAGCTCACGTCGATCAGACGATAGTTTCGGGGGATAATAGTCTTCTTATAGAGCAACTCGATCAACGCGTAGAGCGCGAGAGAACAAGGCTGACAGACGCTGAGTTAGTTATCAGTCAACTTGATCAAGCTGTGCAAACATTGATTGACTATGACCGCATTAGAGGGGATGATGGGGCCATAGCTGTGAGGGAAGGACAAAAAGATGAACGAGATAATCTCAATACAATTATTGATAACGCTTACAATAATATTGGAGAGCTGCAATCGGATAGATTGGTTCTATCTCAGGAACAGCTATCCTTGGAAGCCGAAGTTGGTCCTATCAAGTATATTGCAGAGCTTATATACGGTGGCTCGCCTGATGCTGACGTTCTTGGAAGCGCTGTTCGTATGGTTATTCTCACTATTATTTTTGTTTTTGACCCTCTTGCTGTCCTTCTTCTTATTGCTGCCAACATGTCTATCAATGATAGAAGAGCAAAGGTTACGACGAGGAAAGTAGCCTCGGTAAGTGATACCAACGAGTGGACTGAACAAGATGTTCTTGTCGACGAAGATATTGATGAGGATATAGATTTAGAAAATGCTGGGATCGCTGAGATAAGAAGGCTCTTGGCAAAGTACAGAGAAAACAATAAAGGTGACAGACCAGGAACATTTATACATGCAAAAATAAAGAAGTTGGAAAGGATAGAGAAAGAGCTTGAATCTAAATTGTAATTGATATATAGTGGTATTATAATGAAAGCATATGATATGTGGTACAGTGAGTTTGATGAGCATTGCGAGACTCTTTACAAACAACTAGTAGAGAATGACGTTGTCCCTGATTTGATAGTAGGTATAGCACGGGGTGGACTTGTTCCTGCCGTGCGCCTCTCTCATGCCTTCAATATTCCCCTCGAATGTGTGAAGTGGCAAACTCGTGATGGATCAACTAAAGAAGATAACAAAGTAGTAACCGAAGCTATCGCGGACAACAAGACTGTGGTCTTTGTTGACGATATCAATGATACTGGTACTACATTTGAGCAGATTAAAGAACACTACAAGGGTGGCATATATATCTGCATTCTTGAAAAGAAGCAAAGCAAGTTTGCTTGTGATTATAATGGCGGTCTGACAGATACAGAGCGCTGGATCAATTTCCCTTGGGAGGGTACTGATGAGTGATTTCTTTCGTAATATAGTAAGTGATCTAAATGATGAAAATACTACAATGGCCGTTGACGGTCTCAACAGTTCTGAGTTTTCTGGAACGATCGACTCAGGCTCTTATATTCTCAATGCGGCTCTTTCGGGAAGCATTTATGGGGGCATTCCAAACAATAAGATCACTGCCTTTGCTGGTGAGTCAGCTACTGGTAAGACCTTCTTCGCCATGGGAGTGGTTAAGCGCTTTCTTGACGACCATCCTAATGCTGCAGTTTTCTATTTTGATACTGAGGCTGCTGTTACTAAAAGCATGATGGAAACAAGAGGCATTGACGTCAAGCGTGTCATTATCTCAGAGCCCGAGACTATTCAGAAGTTTCGGCATACTGCATTGCAAATCATTGATAACTACTCCAAGACACCAGAAGACAAACGTCCTCCTATGATGATGGTTCTTGACTCCCTTGGTCAATTGTCAACTACTAAGGAAGTCGAGGATACAGCTTCAGGTGCCGAGACAAGAGACATGACTAAGGCTGCTACTCTTAAAGCTACCTTTCGTGTACTCAATCTTAAACTTGCCAAGATTAATGTTCCACTCCTGATTACTAACCACGTCTATGAAGTTGTTGGTTCGTATATCCCTATGAAAGAAATGTCCGGTGGGTCTGGTCTGAAGTATACCGCTTCCCAGATTGTATTCCTTGGAAAGAAGAAAGAGAAAGATGGGACAGAGATTGTTGGTAACATTATCAAGTGCACCATGACCAAGTCTCGTTTCACTAAAGAGAATAAGAAGGTTGAGGTATTACTTACTTACGACAAGGGTCTCGATCGCTATTATGGTCTGCTAGGTCTAGCTGAGAAGCACGGTATATTCAAAAAAGTATCCACTCGTTTCGAACTACCAGATGGAACGAAAGTGTTTGGTAAGTCGATCAATAATGATCCAGAGAAATATTTTACGCCTGAGATTCTTGATCAACTCGAAGTAGCAGCACAGAAAGAATTTATGTATGGCGCCAATGAAGAGCCAGTGGTGGAAGAGGAAGAAGTATGACGAAGATATTGATAATGGGTCTGCCTGGTTCAGGCAAGACATGGCTTGCAGAACGATTGACGAAGCATCTTGACAACTGTGCTTGGTATAACGCAGATGTGATACGAGGTGCAGCTAATGATTGGGACTTTAGTCCAGAAGGTAGATTACGCCAAGCTAATCGAATGAAGACTTTTGCTGACTTTGAAGTATCCAATGGTAGATCTGTAATGTGTGACTTTGTTGCCCCAGTGCCTGCTGCAAGAGACCAGTTCGATGCAGACAAAGTGATCTGGGTCGACACTATAAAAGAAGGACGGTTCGAAGATACTAATAAAATGTTTGAAGCACCGGCCGAAGTTGACATGCATATAGAGACGCATATGTCTGATGAAGAAATTGAAACGCTAGCACATCATATGATGGAGGATTGGAATGTTTGATTGGAATAAGCCCACAACACAAATGCTTGGACGATGGCAGCCTTGGCATGATGGACATACAGCACTGTTTAAGAAAGCGTTATTAGAAACAGGTCAAGTATGCATTCAGATACGAGACGTTGGTGGAATTGTTGGTACTGATGCTGGTGGGGGTCGTACAGACAACCAGAATGACAATCCTTTTGACTACGACACCGTTGTAGAAAATATCAAAGCTGGACTTGCTGAAGCTGGGTTTACTTATGACGAAGAGTATGTTATAATGCTTGTACCTAATATAGTTGACATCAGCTATGGTCGAGGAGTTGGATATACATTTACTCAACATGACTTAGGTGCCGACATACATGAGATTAGTGCCACGAAGATTAGAGAACAATTGAGATCTGATGGAAAAATATAATGGAAGAGATGACAGACAAGTACGAAGTTATATTCAGAGAGGGCCAGGAAGAGAATGCTCTCATTCGAGTCCTTGAAGGTAAATTTGCTAACTTCGTTTATGAGTATGGTCAAGTCAGTGTGAATGAAAGGACTGACGGTGATCTGAAAGTATCATTCACTTACGAGCTTAAGGAAGCACCCCAGAGTTTTGAGCCTAAAGATGAACCAGCAGAGAAGAAAGAGTTTGAAGAAATGGCTGGAAATATATTATATGATATCGTCGTTAATACCGACCAAGTGAAAGAAAGGGTAAAGAAAACTAATGGAATCGACAATACTAGCCAACCTGACGAAGGATGAGGAATACGCTCGTAAAGTAATCCCCTATATCAAGCCAGAGTATTTCAAGAATGCATCCGAACGTATAATCTTAAATAAGATCCATGACTATGTAAACGAGTACAAGAGTGTACCGAATCGCAATACCCTCCTCATCGAAGTTGGTAACGATCAGAGCATTGTAGAGTCGGACTACAATGCGACTGTTCAAATGATTGAGTCGTTCCAGAGCGAGGACGTGTCCCACGACCGGGAATGGCTAATAGATAAGACCGAAGAGTTCTGCCAGCAGAAAGCTGTGTACAATGCCATCATGGAGAGTATACAGATTATCGATGGCAACAGCAAGACGAAGACGAAAGATAGTCTCCCTTCTATTCTCTCCGATGCACTCGCTGTGAGTTTCGACAACACTGTAGGCCATGACTTCTTAGATGATTACGAAGAGCGTTATGACTTCATGCACAGAGTCGAAGAGCGTATCCCTTTTGATCTTCAATATCTAAACAACATCACTAAAGGTGGTGTTCCTCGTAAGACACTCAACATTATCTTAGCTGGTACTGGCGTAGGTAAGTCACTCGCGATGTGTCACTTCGCTGCTAACAATCTTATGGATGGCAAGAACGTACTCTACATCACCATGGAGATGGCAGAAGAGAAGATTGCTGAACGCATTGATGCAAACTTAATGAATGTACCTCTCGATCAATTGATACAGCTTCCTAAGGATACGTATGATAAAAAGATCGATAAGCTGCGACAGCAAACACCTGGCAAGCTAATTGTGAAGGAGTATCCTACTGCTGGTGCTCACGCTGGTCACTTTAGACATCTGATCAATGAGCTCAAGATCAAGAAAGGATTTACTCCTGATATAATCTACGTCGACTATTTGAACATATGTGCCTCATCACGCATGAAAGGATTGGGCAGCTCGATTAACACATACAGTTTGATCAAATCTATAGCTGAAGAGCTTCGAGGTCTTGCTGTTGAGAAAGATGTACCTATCTTTAGTGCTACCCAGACAACGCGTTCCGGTTTCTCTAATTCAGATGTTGAGCTGACAGATACGTCCGAATCGTTTGGCCTACCTGCAACAGCTGACTTCATGTTTGCGATCATCAGTACAGAAGAACTTCAGAAGCTCGATCAGATTATGGTGAAGCAGCTGAAGAATCGATACAATGATCCTACAACAAACAAGAGATTTGTCATTGGGGTTGATCGGTCACGTATGAGATTGTATGATGTAGAACAATCAGCTCAAGATAACATCATGCAGGAACCTGAACATGACGATACAATTCCGGTATTTGATCGTGGAAAGAATGACAGATCACCAAGAGATTTCAGTAATTTATTTTAACTGATTGATATCCTTACATATTTTTCTTCTTAGATATCAGCGGGTTACAATTTTTTTGTAACTCGTTGTTTTGCGTGGGGTTAAAAAGTTGACCTTATGACTCAATCAGCTATAATGGGGTTATATCAATTGAGGAGATAGTTATGTTTGGATATAAGATTCATTTGTATGATACTGATATGTTTATTGAAAAGGCATTTATGTCACTCGAGAAAGCTAAAGAGGTTGGACAAAAGTTAGGCATTGGTTATTCAATATACAAGGGCAGGGCTCGAGTGTATTCAAGATATTTGTAAGGAGATGAGAATGGAAGATAATATAGCGTATTGTGATTACATTGCTTATGTAATTCGTCAGGGTCTTTTGAAGCCTGATCCAGAAGAAATGATTGGATTGATCGGTCAGATTCAATGGGATCTCAATGAACTTGGTGCGTTCATGTCAACTAAAAAGACCTTGGAGGTTACAGACATGAATGGTAAAGAGTATGTTGTTACAGTAGAGGAAAAGTAATGATTAAAGTAATAGTTGCAAAAGGTAAGACCCCCATCAAGATACTCGAGTTTAACGAGCGTAAGGATGAGGATGCATTTAAGAAAGCATTTATTGAACTTGATCGAGCTGCCTGGAAGTTTGAATCTGGCCAGACTATCGGTTTGTTTCAACATAACAAACTACTTCGTTACTTCAATGACGAAGAGAAGGGCTGGGTTCATATGAACAACAATGGTATCTACGAAGGCTTGGGAGGTAAGCGGTGAAAAATTCTCCAGTAGTTGAAGGATTGATTGACGAGTTTTATGATGATGTTGACTTATGTCGTGACTGGCTTTATGGACGAGGTGTTGTTACATCTGGTTTAGATTACGATGAGTTATGCGACCTGTTTGTCAAGTATAGTTTACAGGAGATGCTATGATAGCAGTGCAAGAGACAACTAAATGGGATTTGGACTTTCAACCAAATTTCATTTATCTCTTGGACGGTGATAAGGCTCATGCCTATATAAATGGTAGTGGAGAACAAATCTACTTCAAGAAGCCATTAAAATTCAGCAAAGCCTATCGCAAGTTCAAGAAACTCAAAGTCAATCCATTTGACGTAGAGATTGATTCGACACTCATCGAAGTGAAAGGATCGAAAGGACAAATATATTATGTGGATCCTGAAAAGCGTACATGTACTTGTACAGGATTTTCATTCAGAGGTAAGTGTAAACATATTGCGGAGGCATTAGGTGAGTAATCAAAGACCAGGAAAGTTTAAGCCAGCTTCAATGCAAGGTGGCGATAATATGACAACTGTCAACTTTTTCAAGTATGCAAAAGAGATGCTTGAAGAGATTGGCCAGAATGATGCATCGTTCTATTTTGAGCAAGTAGAAGAACATCTCCGATCAGGCAAGAGCTTGGCATCAGACAAGAATACAATAGCAAGGATCTTAGGCTTATGAGCGAATACGTACTAGCAAAAACTCTACCATCCCCACCTGACCTCAGAGACATACCTTATGTGTCTCCGTTTACAGAGAGCGAACTACCTACCTCAGTAGACATGAGAGGCGATGTATTTGAAATAGAAGATCAAGGTCCTATTGGAAGCTGTGTGGCAAATGGAGTTGCTAGTTCGTGCGAGTTAATCGCAAATAGAAATAACAAGCCGATTGATCTCAGTCGTATGTTTCTCTACAATGCCACTAAGGCTTACGAAGGCAGGCTTGGAGAGGAAGGTCTATATACCAGAAATGCTTATCACATAGCATACAAGTATGGGATGCCCACCGAAGAGTATTATCCTTACGACCTTAGTAAGGACAACATCGATCCTCCAACAGAGGCCTATCAGCTCGCCTCAGAGAATAGGATTAATCGATACGAAACCGTTACTCCAGGTCGCGTTAGACTCTATAGAAGTCAAGATGAGATTGACTTTATTAAATTCAATATAAAAGCAGCTCTACATGAAGGCTTGCCAGTTGGTATAGCTGTCAACATTATGACAGAGATTCTCGGTTTAACAGGACCTTGGCAACTACACAGCTATCCTTCGTATGGGGATTTTACCAATGGAAGAGATCTGGGTGGCCATTACATGCTTATAGTTGGATATGATGACGACTGTGGTAAGTTTCTTGTTCAGAACAGCTGGGGTACAGATTATGGTGACAATGGTTACTGCGGTCTACCTTACGCAATTGTAGGTCATCCTTTCTTCGAAGGTTGGGTAGCAAGAAGTTTCAAAGATATGATCATACCAGAAGAGAAGGGTATAAAGCTCGAGCAACAAAGTAGGTATAGTCTGACAGCAAGGATTGTACCAGAAGAGGAAGAGATAGGTACTACGGTTAAGATATGGGTTGGTGCTGTTGATGGTGAAGGTAAAACCTATATCAAACAACCAGTAGAAAGTATTGATAACGGTATACCTGGCTACTCGATGCCAGACGAATGGCTTCCGATCGAGCAGAGTGGACTTGTGCCGGCCTGTGACAACTACGTGCTCGACGAAGACAACTACATCAACGTGATAAGATTCTTTGATCTGTCTGTAGTGAATGATGTGAGAGTGTACGTTGGGTATGGCGTCGACGAGCAGTCGATGAAGCTGAATAAAATAGTTACATTATAAATATAGGACACTCTATCGATCACGGAAACATCAAATGGCCAAAGTCTATACAGGTTTATCAGCATCCAATCTGAGAGACAGGCCAGCACGTGCCCAAACGATGCTTGATAAAATAGAAAAAAATGAAGATTTCTATTTGACAGATGGATCTACAGTTAAGATAGATGCAGACAGCAGTGTTGAGTTTGTTCTAAGTTTGCATGAGCTGCTGAGAACTGGTAATCAGAGAAGATTGTCTGCTGCATCATTCAGAACCACAAGAGGTGTTCCTTTAAAAGTCACTGCTCTTGGTAAGTCTGGTGAATTTGGTGGCAAAGGGGCAGGTGGTGGAACTGTTGCTGAAGACCGAGCGCTAAGTGATGTGAGAAGTAAATTGATGGCCATCTTAGAAAAAGAGAAGAAGCCATTTATAAAAGTTAAAGTAGGGAAAGAAATTATTGAAGCAGCCGATATTATTTCCACACCTGGTACACCGAAATCCGACTTTCATTTTGTTGACGCATCGGGTCAGGAGGTGGCTTGGATATCTCACAAGGACGGTACTACTGCCAAAGCCTATCAACAGTACGGTGGGCTGACAGAATTGGACAAACTGTTTCCTGGACATCCTGAAATTAGAAAGTTCATTGAAGATACAAAGGCACTTACAAAAGGTCAATTTCAAACAGGTCAATCTTTTATGAGGCCGTTGAAAGATGATAAGATAAAAAAAGGTGCTGTCTATGGAATTGACTACATGAAGGCAACCGGCCGACAACATGTCAATATGCTTTGTCAAGGAATAATGAATCTACAAAAGTCGGGTCAATATTATATCTTAAAATCTTCACACGATATGTCTTCTGGTACACTTCCCACTGCAGACTACAGATGCATGTTGTTTGTCAGAAAAGGCGACAGAAGTAACTTCGGTGTTGGTAGTGCCAGATATATGGTAGCTCCATATGCATTGAGAAGAGGAACAACTAAAGACATATGAAATTTTCATCCTTCTTAACAGAACAAAAGAATGCTCACATGGAGCACCTAGAAGACATGATCTTCAACGATGGTGTCGATGGTGCGCGTCTTGCTATAAATTCATTGCGCTCGCTAAGAGATATGCTAGCCGGTGCAAGTGAAAAAGCTGTAAACGTGACGGTAAAATGGGATGGTGCTCCAGCAATCTTTGCTGGCGTTGATCCTTCTGATGGTAAATTCTTTGTAGCTAAAAAAGGTGTGTTCAATGTCAACCCGCAACTATTTAAAACAGAAGATGATATCAATAGAAGTCTTTCTGGTGACCTCGCTAACAAATTTAAGATTGCATTACGGGAGTTCTCAAAACTCGGTATTACTAAAGGAATGTATCAGGGAGATCTTATGTTTAGCCGGGGTGATGTTAAGGTCATCACTATCCGTGGTAGCAAATATTATACTTTTCAACCTAATACTATTGTATATGCTGTACCAGTCGATAGTGCGCTTGGTAGAGAAATCAAGAACAGCAAGATCGGAGTTGTCTGGCATACAACATATACTGGATCCAGTCTCCAAAGAATGAAGGCATCGTTTGGCAAAGGTATTGCTAAGAAGATGAAGCCTTCACGATCTGTTTGGATGGACGATGCAACATACCGAGATGTATCTGGTAATGCAACATTCACAAAAGAAGAGACAGCAGAAGTCACCGAGCTACTATCCAAAGCTGGTAAGGTCTTTAGAACTATATCTGGTGAAGCTCTAAACGCTATTCGCGATGACGAGGAGTTGAAGCAAAAGATAAAAACATACAATAATACTTTTGTCAGAGCAGGTGAGCCATTCCCTAAACCTAAAGAGCATGTGAAAGGTTTGTATACGTATATAACGGATTGGTATCAGAAAGAAATAGACAAGAAGAAGACGGAAAAAACAAAACAGGTTTGGACAGCAAAGCGTGATGTTGTACTCAAAAA